CTCTACCTGAACATTTTTCCGAATTAGTGGATGAGAAATGGTTGACAGTATGTCAGATCATTGAAGAGAATGGATTTTTTGATATGAATCATTTACTGTTCTCTTCCTTGAACAGGTCGCAGATGTACGTTCTGATAAATCTTATTCAAATGGATATAGTAGCGTTTGCCACTGAGCATTCTATACGCTCTAGACGGTACAAGTACATTCATTGGATGAGAGCCTGTATAACCAACTTTGAAAAGAATAGAGCAAACAGACTCCAGTGTTCTTGGTCTGTTTCCAAGGTACTTTTGTCAATTTTGTACGACTGTCCAGAGAATTACCCTATCTGTTTCATAATTGTGAGCGCCTTGACTAGATTGTGATTTAAACAGGTAAGGACTACTAGTAGTATAACAACCGCGTTAGAAATGTCGTCTTCTAACTCTGCCATTAAGTCAAACACGAAGATGCCTGCCGCCAAGAAGACCGCCGCCCCCGCTGCCGCCCCTGCCCCTGCCGCTGCTGCTCCCGCCAAGAAGGCTGCCCCGGCCAAGAAGTCCGCTGCCAAGGCTGAGGTAACTGTACCTGTTGTTGATGCCGCTGCCGCCGCTGCTCCGGCTGTAGCTGCCGATGCCTCCGAGTCCCGCTCTGCTGCGACGATCCTCGCGACGCTCCAGGAGAGCCTGAAGGCGCTCGGCACGGAGTGGACGGCGCGTGTTCGTGCACTGGTTGCGGAGGCCGGCGAGGCTGCGAAGGCCCTGAAGCGCGATGTCCGCAACTCCAAGCGCCGCGTGAAGAAGGATGTTGCTGACATGACGCCCGAGGAGAAGGCCGCGTGGGAGGCCCGCCGTGCGAACAACGCCTTCCTCAAGCTCCGCCCGATCACGGACGAGCTGGCGTCGTTCATGGGTCTGCCTGCCAAGTCCCAGCGCTCCCAGACGGATGTCACGAAGTTCATCTCGACGTACGTCAAGACGCACTCGTGCTTCGATCCCAACTTCAAGCGCCGCATTATTCCTGATGCCAAGCTCGGCAAGCTCCTCCGCGCGAAGGACGGTCAGGAGGTCACGTACCTGAACCTCCAGTCTTTCCTGAAGGTCCACTTCGTCAAGCCGGAGGTCAAGGCGTAAAGGATCTCGCTTCCTTAAAGCGAGTGGTGGACACTGGTGTATAAAAATAACAGTTGAAAAACTATTTCATGGACCAAACGGTTTCATAAAATAGGTTCTTAAGAATAAATGTTTGGTGCAATTGGGGGATCATTTCTACTTCTGTTCGGACTTGTCGTTGTTGGTTACACGATTTACAGTATGGTCGTAAATACCCCAACAAGCACGACTGGTTGGGTTTTCCAGTCGTTTTACTTACTTGGTGGACTCATAGTTACGTACTATGGATACCGAACGTTATATCCGCCCCCGCCTCCGCTTATGACTATTGGAGGGCGCCGCCGGTACTAAATATCCGCCCATTATAAACAAATGGACTGGTTTGGCGTTTTTCTTCTAGTTGTTGGTGGGTGGATTCTTGTAAGCACAATTTCGGGCATTGTTGCAAACCATAATCGCAGCGCTACCAGCTGGTTCTGGCAAATCATTTGGCTACTTGGTGGAGGATATGCGCTGTATGCTGGATACCAGAAGGTGATGGCTCCTCCTCCTACTCTATTAGGATCAGTGACTGGGGCTGTAACTGGTGGTCGTCGGCGGTAACTAAAACGGATTTAAGAAATACAGATTAAGAAAGAGTATTAAAATGCCACGTCATTCTGGAGATTCTTCCAAGCGTAAGAGCGATGGCGTTGTTTCTGACTACATTTACGATTTGAAGCAGCTTAAGACTGGTGAAGTTATAGATGATGAAATCTACGTTGCGCGGGTCATTAAGAACCTGGGCAACGCTCGGATTGAGGTCGTGTATTCGCACGACGAAAAGGTGTTTGTAGGACAAGCTAAGATCCCTGGTCGGTTTACCGGCCGGGCTAGGAAGACTATGATGGTGTCGCCCGGCACGTTCATTCTCGTCGCTAAGACGGGTGTGATTGGTGCACTGGCACTGGAAATGATGGCAATTGTGTCACGCGAAGAACTCGCTAAGATACAGGAACTGGTTCCTGTACATTCTAATGTAACATCTGCGGTAACCGATACTGCAGATCTCCAAACCCGTACTACTGCTAAGGACGACGGATTTGTGTTTGAAGGACATGAAGATGAAGTGGATATTGATAATATCTAAAGCTGTTTATCCGTGAGTATAACCTCATGTGGTAACTTGAAATACAAAATACTACTAAAAAATGGGGTTGTTCGTCCGTCGAGGACTACGGCCCGAATTTTTGAATTATCGAAGACAGCAGAGAAGAGTCGGTTAAATAATCTGTCTTCTTTGACCGATTTCTTGATTTGGATGCGGCACACTTTTCCGTCCCATCCACACAGATTGCCTTTACAATCCTTCTTTTTGAATTGTCCGCATGGCGCTCGGATTTTTGACACAAATTCGCGGGACTCTTTGATATCCACAAACTGCGTGACCCGATCAAACCACTTCTTCAAAGCTTTTTCTACATCTTTACGTTTCAAAGGCTGAGCAGTGAGCACAGAACGTAAATCATTGTACTCATCATCTTCCAAATCTTTTGATAGCTGGAAAACCAGGAAGTCGTATACTTCACCGTCATAGGATATTTCGGAATACGTTTCTTTTAGATCTGGGTTTGGTTGTCCGTACATTAACTCCGATTCTCCACTCTCTGCCACTGTACCAATAATCTCTTTTGGAACACCTGTTCCGACTTTTTCGGGTTTAATAGGAATACGTAATCCACTGGTTGTAAGAATTTCGGATCGGAGCCCTTGCGTATTGTACAGACCTTCTTCAAACTCATACCCTTTTGTAGTAGCTTCGGCTTTGGACAGAACATCTTTCATTGTATCGTACGTCGGCAAATGAAGATTCGAGAATCCCCATATCTTGGGGTCCTCAGTGTCTGGTAAAACCGAGCTTTGGAAAGGTAGTACAAGTTTGTTAGGAATATATAGTGCCTGTCCCCGCCCTAAGGGATCTAAGATAACCGAATAAGGTTCAGTGAATAACTTCTCGCGTACTTTTTGAGCTTCCGTATAATTGGGGATTTCCGCCCCACACGCTTTATCTCGCTGACGAATAACAACTTTACCTATAAACTTTCCAAATGGAGGTTCAAAGATATTAGAACTGTACGCAAAAACATTTTTTGTTCGCTTAGCGTTAGCCAAAATATCTATTTCTTCGTCGCGCTGTAGTACAACAATACCACGCGATCGAGGATTGATCAGTGAAGAGTGAAGTAAACATCCAATCGTATGTGTTTTCACATTCAGACGAAATATGTCACAATTCAAAGCTAGAGCAGAATACTCAAGTTCCTGAATAGGAGATAACTCCTTTTTCACGAACGCATCATCAATTCCCGAAATAGTACGTGCAACATTTTCCCGAACAGCAGTATCTTTGAAATCTCCTAGTTTATCATACACTTCTTTGAAATGAGTATCCGTTGGAGTTTCCCATAACCGCATAAACGAACATTTTAGAACAGTTTTTACCGATTCGCGAGGCAAAGGGATAGTTTGGGACATTCCCAATAATGTAGGTAACGTTGTAGACGCACGACCCAGACCTACCCTAAAAAATCCGTCGCCGTTCTCTGATATACGCTGATTATCCAGTTTTGTATACTGTTCATTCAAATCAAATATCTCAATTGTTTTCTTATCTAGCTTAGCTAGACGAAGCTCGGGCAATGGACTTTTAGTATCTAAAAATACGTAGTACTTATCTTTGATTTCAGGTTTTTGCATTCGTTTAGTTCGGTTTGTCGTGTAACAGCATGGAATATCTTTTCCGTTACCTGGAGATTTGTACTTTGGCCGTGGGAAAATATGACCGTTTTTACGTTTAATTAGAGGAAATTCGCGAGGATCTGACGTTGTGGATGTTTCTAGTTTTCCGTGGCATATTGGGCATTTCAAAGTTCCGTCTTCTGAAATTAATTGATCACTTCGAAGAGGTATTTCATCTTTCGTACACCAGTACTCTGGACAAACCATTGTCCCATCCGGTTCGGAAACATCCAGTAACTTACCAGCTTCCGCATTTTTTATCGGGTCATACTTTCCACTCTCAAATTCAGATAAACGTTTCTTATCTGCTGGAGTAAGAACTACTGGCTGAATTGTCTTTTCACACTGACGTGCAAAATCGGCTTCAGGTACAAACGTTGCGGGGTCAAATGAACGTAGACGAGAAGCAAAATAGTTGTAGGTAGTCTTGCGCTGATTCGCGACATCCAGAGTAGTTTTTGGAGCTTCATCTTTTTCCAAAACTACAGGTTCTTCCTTCCCAGGATCAAAGTCGTCCAGCAAATCCGCAAAAGCGTCATCAACTAATGCATCTTCATTCACTACGTTAGTATGTATAGTGGCAGCTTCAGCGGCTATAGTTTGTAACCGAGCAGGACATATCTTGTCTAGTTCATCAGATTCGGGATTAGATAGAATGTACCGCAAGATATCCGCATACTTCGTAGACAAATGGGTTTCTTTTACGGCTGAAACCCGAATGAAATCGCTACCAATAATCATCGTAGGATACCCACGAAAAATCCGGTCCCCTAACTTATTATTCTCTTCACGTCGAGATATGATATCGTTAATAAGCTTTGAAGCGTTGTCTGGCGTAATAGATAGTTCCTGGGCTACGTCTTTAGGATTCAATGGTCCTTCTTGGGCCATCTGAATCAGTTTGGCATCAATTGATGTTACTCCAAAGTTCTCATGATCAGTTCGCATCATCGTGAACGACGATTTGGCTTTATCAGCAATTGAGTAGAACGGAGAAATACAATTGAAACGCAGAATACTTAGGTCATCTACCGGTTTAGGATACGACAACATAATCTTCATTTCCTGTAGTTCCCAACGATCTGGGTGAATATCCTTCTCGTCCAAAAACGGTATGACTGCATCAAACGTCTTGAGCCATTTATCACACGATTTTTTTAGTTCTTCTGGGGTTTCGGTATTCTTTTCGGGACGATTCGTAGATACAATCATATCCACAGACGTAATTAGGATACGATCAAAGTGCTGCTTGGACTTGCCGCGGTACAAAATAAGGGTTGGACGATTACGGGCTGGTTTCGTGATTGACCACCATGTTTTCCAATCTGACATATTCAAATAAGGTTCTTCAGTCTTGGGATTCTCGGTGAAAAACTTATGACGATTAATTTCGTCTTTGGATGTGAATAGACCAATGTAAGGAACAGTAGATGAAACAGTTAAACCGTAAAATATTTGTTCGAAGCGAGTACGTATTGCGCTCCCAAAATCAGTACCTACCCAAGGAATGTAGAAACGAGTATGCAGAACATGCGTTCCCGAATGCTGATGGTCTTTTGGGATCTTTAGATCAAGTAAATCCGTTAATAATTTGGCGTTCTTTTCCAGTAAGCGCACAGCTTCGTCTGAAAGAATATTTGGAGTATCAGATCGTAGGTAAGGATAGTAATATAAAGCAGATTCGTCTTCCTGGTAAATCTTGTATGTGAAATGATCTATGGTTTCAATATCGTAGTATGATGTCACTATTTTCGTGTTATCGGGTCGTGGCAAACTTTTAGCGGGGATACGTGACAGGAACGAGTTTTCTTTTTCAATTGGTAGTATGAAAGATTTGTCATCTGGTACACCGAAAATACGGTACTCTGAACATTCGCTAGAAAATAGAGATTTTAGTTCGTTTGGGTACGACATCCATTCTCCTCGGTCGTAGTTCGCGTACGCTACGTTGGTATTTGGGAATCGGTACTTGGTTTGATACTCGTCAAACACCGACTTTTCTATTGCTCTACCGTTATACGATAACCTTTCAAACAGGGTTTCCCAGTTCCGAGGATCTGCCGTATAGTAATCTTTCGGCAGCTTCAGGGATACTAGTACGAACATCCGATCAGGATGAGTATTCGCTGACTTCGCAAGTTGTTCCCTGACAGTTTCAACACTATCATCTTCAAAAAAGGAAACAGTATGTTTCTCTTTTGAAAGAACGTTTACGAGTTCCTTCCTCAACATTATTCATTAGAGCGCATTTTTGTACAGGTTTATATCGGCGTTGACGAAATCGTCATTCCGCAATAAGATGTAGGACTCCGATCGTAATTAACGGGCGTATACACTCCTACACTGACCGCATCTTGGAGAATACGTTTAAAATTCGTCCAGAATTCAGGCGTGTGACCAATAGTCGTAGTCATCAGATGCGCCATTTCGTGAAGCACTACAAACATAATAGTATTCGTGTCCACCAGTTTGTATGGCGGAGCTTTATCGCGCAGACACACCACGATCTTATCACCTTTATTTTCCGAATACGATGTAGAATCGGCGTTGATATCGTTTTCGCACATGTTATCTGGATTATATCGGTCCAAAAGGACTTTGACGCGAGGATCTGCTGCAGATGCCGTATCATCACGGTACTTCTGCATGAGCTTATCCAGATTCTGACGCACTTCCGCCAATCGTTCACACGCCTGTTGCTTATCCGGCAAATTTTGGACTTTACATACTTTTCCATCAGTGCGGCTCTTGACTTCAGTTATATTCGCTACACCCCGTGTAGAGGCATAAGCCAGAGCGACTCCTGCTCCAAGCAGGGCAACTGGCCACATTATTACTTACGTAGTTTCAATTTACGCATCCAGCCCACGCTTGAACGGGTTAGGGGCGATCGTGGTCTGGAGGAAGGGGCCAACCTTGGACTGGGGGTTGGGATTCTCAGAGCGGATATCCCACGAGGCATTCCGATTCGTCTGAGAAACACCAGCGATCGCCGTGTTAGTATGGTAACCAGCATCTAGGAAGTTCTGGCCCTTGAGGTCACCAACAGCCGCAGGATTTACAGCCGCCCACGATGCACCGATCTCGCCATTAGGGAGGAGCTCACCAGCGCTCAGAGTGTTCTCTGAGTACGTGGACTGGGAGGCAGGGTGACGGCCCTGTACCTGCTCCGTGGGCTGGGCATTACCACCTGCCGACGTCGCGGGGGCACCATAGGGGCCGGAGTCAGAAACAGGGCCCTGTACTCCCAGTGATCCGGCCAGCCTGTCCAGGTTCGCCTCCATGCCTTCACCAACCACCGCCTTGCCAGAAGAATAGCTGCTAATTAGCCATGCAACAACGACTACGCCGCCGAGCGCAAGAAGTAACTTGGTCGTCTGGCCCTTCATTTCTTTGATATGAAGTGAATAAAAAAATCGGTAGTTTTCCGGCTATAAAAGCGAACGTGGAAATAAGATGGGCTCCGACCCCTTGCAGTATTTCACTACTCCCGAATTCCAAGCCTACTTTGAAAAAAATATACTGGTTCCCATTCTTTCGAAGGTATTCCAGTATTTGTATCCGTACATCGTAGCACTGACCTTATTGTGGGTAATCATGTTTCTTTCAATCATCATTATCCTCGTTCTTCTTTTTAGGGCTAAGAGTTGATTCTGATTGAGGATACAAGATTTCCATCAGTTCGTGTCGTCTCAAACTCCATACCTTTGGAATATTTTTGGCCTTTGCTTCAACCTGAAGTTCCTTTAGGGTCTTCTTCTCCAAAATCATTTTTTGAGGAAGCTTATCCATGAGCAGAACCTGAATAAGCTGTGCTCGTGACATAATATAGTAATGCTTGATCTTTGGCTTACGTTCTTTGGCAATTGCCTTAAGCTCCGGGAGCTCCATAGAATGGTAATCCATCTTCGTTGAGTTCCATAGTATGAATTACGCCAAATCCGTTTTGTGTTTTTGACCCTTAAGAGTAATGGATACTGCGATTGTAGTGATATCTACACTCGTGGCCGTAGGCGCCAGTTTGTACATGTTCGCAATGAACAACATCAAAGATCTGAAGAATAATTGGGCAGAGTATCGGTGTAACCCTGCATATATGCCTTTGGCAGGTCTAGTGGGGCAAGATCCTTTCAAGAACTTCAATGATTGTACGATGAAAAGCTTTCAAGATTACACTGGATTCGTCGTTGATCCCATCATGAGCCAGTTTTCCACAATGACATCCATTGTTAGCCAAATCGGAGGTTCAATAGACAGTATGCGGAAAATGATGGCAGAAACACGCGATGGATTCTTGGGTATTGTTGGAACAGTATTTGGAAAGATTCAGAATTTGATGTCTCAATTCCAGTACATCATTATTCGTATGCGAACACTCATGGCTCGGTTAGTGGGTATTATGATGTCTTTTGTCTACATTTTTACAACTGGTTCCCAAACAGGTTCATCGGTCCTCAATGGACCTATTGGAAGAACCATGAACTTCTTGTGCTTTGACGAAGATACTCTAATTAAGAATGGATATGGTTCTATGGTTTATATGAGAAACCTGAAGCTTGGGGATTCACTTCCTAACAGCAATTATGTAACGTCCATCTACACCATTGATGGTACGAATGTTCCGATGTATATGCTAGGAAATACAAAGGTGTCTGGAGGTCACAAGGTATGGTACAAGGATGCTTTCATTCCGGTCGCACAGCATCCTGATGCAGTACCTACATCTGATAGTAAGAAGTTAGTGTGTATCAATACTCACCTACGATCATTCGTCGTTGGAACCCATATTTTCATGGACTTTAAGGAAAATGGTCCAGTGTTTGGGATTGTAGGAACAACCACTGTTTCCGGATCTCTCCCTATCGCCGAAGTGCGGGTTGGCGATATACTGGAGGGTGATGTTGTTTGTGGAACCGTAACTCATTTGATAGAGGGAATGCCTGTCATGTATAATTTGATTACTTATTCGTCATTGACTACGCCTAACGTAGAAAAATTCTGAATAAAAATAGGACTATAACATCAGTAGAGCAGGATGATTGTGGTTCTTGTAGCAACCTTGGCATCCATTCTTGGAATTCTGGTTGCTCATGGAATGGGTAACTGGGAAAAGATCAAAGATAATTGGGATGAGTATCGATGCAATCCTATGTACATTCCGGTAGCTGGGTTTATTCGTCCTGATGTCAGCACATCAGATAATTTTATTCACTGTACGAATACCTTGGCTTCTAGTATTTGGGGAATCGTTCAAGCTCAACTGAATAGTTATTTTGGTGTTTTGGGCGAATCTTTGGTACAACTTACGGGTCCTCTTGGTTTATTTCGTTACGTGATATCTCGAATCCGCAAGTTCCTGTTTTCGTTCATGGCCCAGACTATGTCAAAAGCTACTGGATCTACTAGCATGTTCCTTCACTATTTAACGAAGATTCAAGATGTTATGAAACGGTTTGTGGCTCAAGGATACATTGGGGCATTCTTAATTAAGGTTCTTGTTGATTTCGTATGGTCGTTCGTTACTCTCTTTATTTCAATTGTTAAAACGTTCGTCTTCATTCTGTTGGCAATTTCATTTATTTTGGCGCTTTTCAATCCTGCTTTATTAGTTTTGGCAATTGTACTTGCATCCCTAATTGCCGCGTCCGGTTTTTAATCGCTCCTCATAGTAATAAATGAACAAAACTGCGCTCGTTCTAGCCTTTTTCGTCGCAGCCGTTCTGGCTGGGCTGTTTGTCCGCTTCGGACCTCGCGTAGCCCCGACCTCTAAGGAGAGCTTCATGCAGCAGCCTGTTGGAAAACCCCTGAACTCTGCGGGTATGGGTCCCTACGACCAGGTTGACATTGGCGGTGGAGTGTCTGGATGGTCGGCCAATGAGGCGTCACCTGTCGGCGGCGTTGCCAAGCTGCCATCCGAGCCCGATGACTCGAATAAGCTGATGTTACTTGTAGGTAACAAGGTATCCACTGACTGCTGCCCTTCTGTATTCAACACGGATACTGGCTGCGTATGCCTGACACCCGACAACAAGACCCTAATGTCTTCTCGCGGCGGAAATCGGGCTTAAACATTTGTTCAGCATAAAATCTAAATGGACACATCCAAGATATTTCAGAGTTTCATTGACGATATCCGAAAGGCGTGTTCCGATGTATCGCCAGTCCTAAAGTTTGAGGACGATTTAAAGATTCTTGAAACGTTCTACCCAGACGCTCTCAAGATTCTTCAGCGGGACGACAGCTTCTTTTCTGAGAAGCCCCGTGTACTTTTTGATGTTGATTTGAGCGCTATTTGGGCTCGTGATGGTGTTTCAAAAGAAGATCTGTGGAAGGGATTTCAGTTATGTGTTCTTAGTGCCTTCCTTCATGGTGATATCAAGGAGAAGATTGGATCTATGATTGATATTTTCAAGTCTTACTGGACCAAAACTGGAACGGATAGCGACGAGATCAACAAGATCTTGAACGACAAGGCAAGCGAAAATCATTTCAAGGAGATCTTGGAGTTCATTATGAATACTCGCATTGCCAAGATATTTACCGAGATTGTTGAGAAAATTGATGTCAAGGCGTTGAATATCAATGTTGAGAATCCCGATGAACTTATCGAAATGATTAAGAATCCTGAACACCCAACCATCAAAAAGATCATAACCAAGATCCAGAATATGTTGAAGGATAAGATGAAGCGTGGAGAGCTTACTCAGCAGCAGATTACGGCGGAAGTTGAAGCAATTAAGGCGAAGGTTACGTCAATCTTTGGGAACATTTTCAATGATGCTATGGGGTTGAATCGCGGCGAAACTCCAGCAGCTGTCCTAGTAGGAAACTCGCCAGAGGCACGTCGTCAGAGAATGTTGGCGCGTCTACAGAAGAAACAGCGCGATAAAAACTCAAGCTAGAAATAAGATGACCGAACAAATTTGGTTCCGAGATCCAGCTATTCTATTTGCGCCGGACAAGTGGAGTCAGTTTGTTCCTACCAAGAACATGACCACTGTAGAGGCTCTGAATGCCGTAGTCCGCTTTTCTGTGTACTTTTCCGTCATCCTGTTCCTTTCTACACAGGTAAGTGGCTACCTTGTGGCTATTCCAGCAGTGATGGCTGCAACGGTTGTACTGTTTACTCTATTTCCAAAGGGTCGTGTTCTGGAAGCATTCAAGGCTGCAGTGAGTGGAAAAGAGTACACCATGCCCACTCCCGATAATCCTTTCATGAATCCTCTTCTAACTGATATTTTGGACAACCCTGATCGTAAAGACGCTGCACCAGTTACGCGTCGCGATGTACAGTCTAAAATAATGAAGGCCTTCCAGCACACGTCCGATATGTACATGGACACATCTGATCTGTTTGACCAGACCACCGCAATCATGCCGTTCTATACTCTCCAGTCCGCCACAATCCCTAACGATCAGGATGGATTTTTGAAATGGTTAGCAAAGGGTATTGATGAGCCCGATTACTCGAGCGCGCCTCCGGCTCGGTATGGTAAGCTTGTGTCTGAGGGGTACATGCCTGCTCTTGGATCACACCTTAACCTTACGAACACGACGGGTAAGCCGAAGGGTACGTCGCCGAGTGCGCCGACGCCCGCCCGTTCCAAATAACTTCTTCTTTAGTTCAGCTTTAGATGATGACCCATCAACTACTTTTTTCTTTGACTTATTGTGAACTTCAAAGTGCGGGAATCCGGAAATACCCATTTCCGGAGGAACTTTGGCACTTTCAATCTTACAAAAATCCGTGTGAGGGATCTCCTTTTCCAAGTCATCCCACGGCTTTTTCATTTTATCACAGTGAGGACACCCGACCATATAGAAAAAGATCGCTGTAGGTTTTCCAGACTTAATCTCCTTTTTCAAACTTTCGCCGTCTAACTCCTTCATTTAATTCTTAGAAGACAACAAAATGGACAAGCATTGGTCTGGATACTTAAACGCAGTTGGCGGAAACCCTGTTCCGCAGACGTCTATGCCCGCACCATATCTTACTTCTGACCCAACTCCTGGAACATCTGGGTTCCTGGATTTACAGGTAAAGAAACCTGATATTCAGGCTCGGTATGATGCAATGTCGGGATCGTGGGCAGGAGTCAAGGCAAGTGATGCGGCGCTTTCAAACGGTTTATTCAAGACTGAATCGATGCCTATCGATAAAACACTTCCCCAATATACTAGTAAATGAGTGGTGAAATTGTGAATTTGATGCTGACTCTGCGCAATCAAGTAAAGATCTATCATTGGGAAACTATGCAGTATTCCCGCCATAAGTCAACAGATAAGCTGGTTGATAGTCTAGATGAATCTATCGATAAGTTTATGGAGGTGTATTTTGGTAAGTATGGTCGTCTGAACTTAAATCAGCGCAACGGTACTATTCGCTTACGTAATTACAACGACGACGAAGGCCCTGAACTTTTGAAACAGGCAGTGGAGTGGTTAAGTACGCGGTTACCGAAACTACTCAGCAGTAAGGATACTGATCTGCTGAATATTCGTGATGAGATTGTAGCTGATTTGAATCAGACTCTGTACTTATTTACGTTTCAGTGAGCGGCGGCGCATTTTCTTAGTCTTACGACGCTTAGCACCACCTTTTGGCGACTTTTCAAAATCTAAGTTATCTGCGTTCAGTGGGGAACCTACAAACTTACCAAACGCGGAATTGTCCGGCGGCCAAGTAGCTGAAGTAGCTCCCAGTCCGCCTCCGCGGCGTTTACGAGTCACACGACCACGAGAATGTTTCCGGGCCATTTCTTATATTCTAACAAAGACAATGTGGGTGTGGATTCTGGTAGGTATTGCCCTTCTCGTAATTCTGTTTTACCGCCCTCGTGAAAATATGACGAACGAGCAGCTGATTGATACGCTGAAAACGTTTGGAGAACAAAACGATTCTTCATCGTCATCCAATAAGTTTGGACAATCTATTAAACCTATATACGGTCCCAGCGCTAACCCACCACCGATTCCCACTAATAAAGGGGCTGGTGGAAAAACTGTAGCAGGACCTTACCCCGAAATTTTTGGTCCTGATGTAACTAACGCCCCAGGAACTTCTGGTTACGGTGGGAGAAGAGGATCGTTTGGGGGCGGTGGCGGTGCTGGTGGCGGTGCTGGTGGCGGTGCTGGTGGCGGTGCTGGTGGCGGTGCTGGTGGTGGTGCTGGTGGTGGTGCTGGTGGTGGTGCTGGTGGTGGTGCTGGTGGAGGTGCTGGTGGAGGTGCTGGTGGCGGTGCTGGCGCTAGGGGTGGCGGTGCGGCTAATGGGTACGTATTTTCCGACCAGCCAGGACCAGCCGACAGGGTTTATGAATTCAATCCTGATCTTGCCAGAACGTTTCCGGTTGACGGACCACCGCAACCCTTTTTAACCGATTTCTCTAACATACAACATTAAGTAAAGAGATGTTCGGGCTTATGAACTTCTCTGGCAGTTGTTGGGTGAATGCATGTTTACAATCAGTACTTCGCATACCGGAAGTTCAAACACGGTATACGGATGGAGTGTATGATCCAACAAACCCTATAGATCTGGCACTGTACAAGATATGGTCATCTAAAGGTGATGGGCTAAAGGAGTTTTTTGAAGCTGTGCGGACAGAAATGATGCCTGCAGGACAAGGTATTGGTGACAGTCACGAACTATTTGTCTACTTATGTGACAAACTTCCTTTTCTTGACAAGTTGTGTAGGTTCAAAGTCGCCGATTCAATTCAGTGTAAGAGCTGCAAGAAGAAGGAACTCAAGGAAGATATGGTAACTGAATTCTCTCTTTCTTCATCTGGACCTTCATCTCCCATTTCACAATGTATCATGGATGCTATGACTCCACATGAAATCTCTGATTGGAAGTGCGAATCATGTAAAGACAAAGGGTGTACGAAACAACAACTTATTGGATCGTTCCCGCAAGTGATGGTGTTTCATATGGTAACTACACAAGCATCTGTCAATTATTCGAGTATTTTGATACTTAACAAGATACAGTATGCTTTACTCGCTGTATGTTGCTACAACGGTTCACACTGGTGGTCATATGGTCGTAATAACGTTGGGCAATCGTGGTATACTTTGGACGATACGCGGGTAGAAGAACATGGACCAAAGGAGTTCCCGTTATCCAATAAAATGCGTTTGCTGATTTATTATCGCCTCAACAATTAATGAGCGATTCAACATTTGATCCCGTAGCAGAGTTCAAGAGTTTATGGGCAGGTAAGCCTGGAAGCACAGGTCCAGCCGTAATCCCTGATACTACTACAAGCTCCAAGAAGTCTCAAGCCGAAACTATTCTAAATAGTGGGGGCCTGCTAATTCTTATTAGCGTTGTTCTCGTACTTCTATCTGTCGTGACATTCGTGTCTACTGGAAGTTTTCTTGCGACACTAGTTGTGATTGCGATTCTGATAGGCGTAATTCTTCTACTTGGGAAGCTCGGAATCCTGAAGATTTACTTTGATGATTCATGGATGTTGCATATAGAGTATCATGATATGGATGCGGATTCCACTACTGATAATTCTGATATGTCCGATCAAGCATCTAAATCTTCTCCTGCCCCATCAAAGTCGGATCAGACTGCTTCAGCTCCTAAGCCTGTAGGACAGAGCGAAGTCTTTCACATTGGAGGAAATGATTACACGTACGAAGACGCTCCTGCAGTATGTGCAGCCTACGATTCTGAACTGGCGACTTACGATCAGTTGAATACGGCTCTAACTCTTGGAGCCGAGTGGTGTGCTTATGGATGGTCGCAGGGCGGTATGGCTTTGTACCCTACCCAGCAATCTACGTGGACACAGCTACAAGCTGATCCGAATAAAAGCACCGCATGTGGACGCCCTGGAATCAACGGAGGATACTTTGACCCCGCCACCAAGTTTGGAGTAAATTGCTACGGACCTAAACCATCTGATAATACGAATGCTAAGTATCCTTTACCTCTGCCTGGGTCAGATCCCAGTGCATTCAACCAGATGGTAAACAAGTTCAGGAGCCAGATGAATACGATGAAGGTGAATGCTTTTAATCGCTCCGCTTGGTCCGGTTGGAATCTTTCTGCTCACCAATAAGCAAATGAGCAATTACGCTCTAGACAGTCCAATTAATCGTAAAATGTATGTCCCAGGAGAAGACGATCTCCCAGTAGCTCCTGTGACGTATCCCAAACCTTCAACGGAAACTGACCAGACACATCGTCGGATGGACTGGTTGCATCATAAACCACAGGAGCATGCGATCTTTCCGCAGAAACCGGAGGCTGTAAAAATAGAAAAGAAAAAGCGGTCAGATTAACAAAGAAGATGATTGAAGTTGCTCTTCTGCTCGGGTTAGGAGCTGTAGGGTACCTACTCGCCGTTGAACAGCCTAAAAAGACGGAAGAACAACCGCCTTCAAGCGAAGGGGCAATTGAGAATTACAGGAATCTTCCAGCTGGGACGATGGACGATGGAATGGAGCCCAATATGACTAATAAGGGCCACAACAACGAAGTACCCTTCTTTGGAGCTCACCTCAAGCAGAGTATGTACTCTGGAGCCACGAACGGTATTCTGGATTCACATACTGGAGCCGGAAAGGAGTACTTCCAGAAGAGTGAGGTCAAGTCGTTTTTCGACGCTAAGCCAGCGACTGGTAATCCTTACGGAAACCAGAACGAGTCGGATTTCTATCAGTCGCGTATGGTAACGGGACAGCACATGAATAACACATTTCCAATTGATCAGGTGCATGTTGGTCCCGGTGCCAATGACGGGTACACCAATATTCCTAAGGGAGGTTTCCAGCAGGATCAGTACCGCGAGTACGCTCTACCTCGTACAACCGATGAGGTTCGTATCGTTACCAAGCCCAAGCTGTCGTACGAGCCTCCTGTCATTCCTGGCTCAAGTGTTGTCACCCAGCCAGGCATTCAGGCTGATGTCAACAAGAACCGCCCTGATCGTTTTGCGATATACGGAATGGATCGTGTGAATACGGCTGTAGGTGCGCAGACAGCGGCTCGTTTCTACCCCGAGCAGATCATGAAGTCGCAGGCGCGTGAAACTACCGAGAAACAGTACTATGGTCCTGGTGGAAATCTGGGCGGTGTTGTGGCTTCCTATATTCGCGCATTCACTGAGCCTTACCAGGAGTTCATGAAGCTTACGACGGAAGGACGCCCAGGTCCTGCGGCTGCACAGACGGGTACGGGTCAGGCACTTGGCGGAGATATGTACTCAGCTCAGACCAAGAAGGACGAAACGGTTCTCTCAGATGCCACACGCTTCAACTCTGGAATGGTCAGTATCAACGCTACAGGCGAACAGTTGGGTTCGTACACGTACAATGCCCCGCTCAAGCAGGATGTGTACACGGAACGCAACGAGCCAAGCATTCTGTCGGCGTTCAACCAGAACCCGTATTCACAGAAACTCAGCTCAATCTAACAATGGATCTGATACGCGAACATTTAATTTACAAAAATGTGCCTCTCGATATTCAGATCGACGCACTGAAAACTCAGGAACAGTACGAAGTCATACGTCTTCTTCTAGCGTGTCGCAAAGAAGACGTGTGTGTTTTAGTTTCTGATAAATCCAATAAATATATTTTAGAACTTCTTAAAGAATTAAAAATCAGTACCCGTGAAACCGCCGCGGCTGCCGTACCGTGAACCTGTGACGACGATTACCACCTGTTACTGGTGCCGTTGTATCTGGAGTATTTAACCACCCTTGAGGTTTTTTGGTGTCAACTAACCATTTTTTAATGCGGTCTGCCTCTCTAGTATTACCTTCACTGTTAGCTTTAGATAACAAAGCTTTTACTTGAGATGGTTTCAGATCCCTCAACTTTGGTTGATTTCCAGTCTGTCCTTGCTGCTGTCCCTGCTGTTGTTTCTGAACTTCAAACGTCTTGGTGGTCATAATCTCCTTTTTTTGTTTCTGTAACTCTTCCAGTTCTTTATCATACTGCTCAATAGCCGAAGCTTTGCGCGTGGCCATACACGTCTTAACCTTCGCCATCTCTGTTTCGTAAATATCCACTGCTCCACCTACTTTAACATCTACATTATTCAAATTTGATAACTTGAACTGTAGATCAGTTCGCTCATCTAAAATAGGCTGTAATAACTTATCGGCTTCCGCAGTCAGGTCTTGAGCCAATTGTAAAATCACATTGCGTCCAGATGTGCGTGATTTCAGACGCAGAATCTGGTCTTTGGCTAACTTTTCACCTAACTCTTTAACCTTCTTTATTTGTTTCTCGGTCAGAATTGACTTGGATTTGCCTTGGCGTTTCAGTTTCGTGATAGGTTCTGGGACTTCTATAAGTTGACGAGATGCTTCGCCGTGTGTTAATCTTGATGTAGATACTAATTCGGGTTCAGGTAACGTGACTGGTTCTTCCTGTTCTTCCGGTTCAGTGGGAGGCTGTATAGGAGGATTCTTGGGGTTATAAGCATCAAGAGACTTCAATACTTTGCTGTTTAATGCGCGTTTTAGTTTAGGAGTCGTTCGTCCAGTAGTAGCTGGTGGGATTCGGAGAGGTTTAGGCCCAGGAGGAACTGGAGAATTCGGTCCAATAAAAGGATTCCTAGCTTTGTATGTTTTTATAGTTGGCAATGGATTAGGAATATCACGACCTTGTGGTGTAACAGTTGTACTTGCCAACTTGAGAGCATCAACACCTTCCTTTGCTCGTGCTTGTTCTTGTGGTGGGATTCGGAGAGGTTTAGTCCCAGGACGACCTTGTGGTGTAACAGTTGTACTTGCATACTTGAGAGCATCAACTCCTTCCTTTGCTCGTTCTTGTTCTTCTGGCGTTACGACGCCTCCTGACATCGGTTCCCCTCCAGCATTAATAAAATCCTCAACTTCTTTCAGAATTGTGTCGCCAGTATACTTCCCACACAAATCCACCAGTTTCTGGAGATTTGCGATTGTCGGGTTATTGTTCAAAGCATCTAACGCCGCATTAATTGAATCAATACGTCCAGCATAATCTCCACCCACCGAATTCTCAAATTCGGCGTTTTCAGGATCAGCCATTGTCGGGTCAATTGCGATTCGCGATGCCAAGAACGCGCGCTGTCGCTTTTCAACTAAGGTATCAATATTTTCAATAACAGTATCGGCTGTTCCCAATATACTACATTTTTCCGTAACTGCATTTTCAACCTTCTTCTGCATTTCGTTAATCGCCTCCTGCGAAATCAGTAAACACGCAACTTCTGAGCTCTTAATTGCTTCTTTCTTTCGTGCCGTAACAGTATCCATCTTAGCCGTTAAATACTTCTTCAGTTCAGTAATTGAATTGCCCAGTAAAGTTTTCGCATCACTTCCAACTGGTCCAGTTTGCCCGACTCCTTTCCTAAAGGCTGCTTCGTAACTTTCTTTAGTCATACGATATGCGTGCTGCGCAACCGCTTCAGCTTTAAACATTTCAAAATAAGTGTTTGTCAAGTCCTGAAGTTCTTTAGTAGCCTCCTTGAACTTTTTATCCGTATCAGTTTTTAGAGTGTTAATACGTTTCAATAATTTCTCGGTAGCTGTATCGCCAGAAAAGGCATTCGTAGCAATGTCCGATGCTATCTCTTCAAGTTTACGAACGTCGCGATCTACTGTTTCCAGAGCCGATTTGTAAGGACTAGTAGGAGTCGCTTCATATGCTACTTTAGCTTGAGATAGAACACGTAAAGCATCATCTAACCCAATAAAGTTACCCTCGGAAGTAGGATCGGATAGTTCAAGGAATGATTTCAGCTCTTTCTGTGCTTTCAGTACCTTTTTAAATGCCGCTTCAGTCGGACCGTCTGTGTTAGACAGATTCGAAAAGTGATCATATACAGTCCTCCACGCAGTCTTAAACTTCTCGCTTCCCTGAATAGGATTTAGTCCAGTAAAATCAGGTTCTGGTATATTCATATTCAAATACCACCCATACACAATATTTCTCGCTTTGGTGCGATAGGCATCAGCTCTTCCCGGATTCTGTTGGCATGTGGTTTCTTTAGAAGCTTTGAGGCGCATATCTTCAACGTCGCGCTTGAGTTTCAAAGAAGTTTCCAGCTTCTCTTTGGTGTTCTTGAACACTTCTGTGGCTTTCGTTGTATCTACTGACTGTCCCGTTAACTCATCAACTTTCGCTTGAGCGGCTTTTACTTCGGCTTCAGCTTCAGTTTCAGCTTTAATTGATTCAGTATTAGGGTTTGTGATTCGTCGGGATTTGGCGTCATTAAGTTTGCGTTGAGCTTCCAATAACTTCGATTGAGCTTGGGCTAATGGTGTACCAGCTTCTTCGGTTGCAAAAAACAACTCTAGGTCCCGAGGATCGTACCATTCACTCTTTTTGGCATTCATGGATCGTCCACATGTCACATTGATCTTCATATTATCGGCGCCGTTCGGGTCAATTCCCTTGACTGCTCCTACATCACCCACCTCCATCGTTCCCAAACATTTTTTTCCCCGCGCCGACTGACGTACACGAACCATCGATCCAACTGTAACCCTACCTCCAAACACCGCTTCGCCCTCAGTATCGTCCGGCTCGGCGATTTCCAAATCTTCAGGTTCGTACCATTCTTTGGTTAGCTCTTCAGGGTTCTTGCCGTTGCACACCACCAAAATCTGTAAGTTATCCTTATCTTCCGGCTGAATGTCTACCACTGTACCTTCATCTCCGAACGCCGGGCGACCAAGGGGTTTGGAAGCTACTGCTTCCTTCCGCTCAGCACGAAGCCGGACTTTCACATCATTGTTTGCCATTCCTCCAAAAATGGGAATGCCGGGACGAGGAATCGAACGAGCTGGAACCGCTTCCAGATCCTCCAATTCGTAATCTTCTTCAACTACAGATTTTACGGCGTCCTTTGAAACACACCGTACCGTCGCGAAATCTTTCGATGTTTTTGGATCAGCTAGGACTCGCGTAACAGTTCCAAACGTTTCCCATTCGCGAACAATACCCATAGCATCAGAATGCTTTTGTCCATTAAGACGGTATGCTTCACTCGCTTTACCAAAAATAGGGTTTGCATGTTTCTTCAAAACTTCAGGATCAATCTTGCCATCAGCACCACGCTTTAGCTGCACTGTCGTTCCAATACCAATCAAACCTCCTTTAATTCCCCGCTTACCTGGTTCACTAGGTCCACTCACAAACTCTAAATCTTCAACCTGGTAATTCTCTTCAAAACTTCCCTTGGAATTGTCTAGGCGTTCTGTACGCACCATAACTTCCGTCTTTCGTTTTGGATTAATATGAGTGACCATACCTACCGAGTTTGCAAATGGACTTGCCAACCCCTTTCCACGATTTTTGGCACGAGCAGACTGAAGTAACCGAACGCGTGATCCTTCAATAAGGTATCCTCCCGGAATAGGTATTCCGGCAGCATTGATTCCTGAAGACACAATGTCCAGTACATCGGCTGGAAGTTCTTCGATCTCAACTTTTCCGCCTTTGCGACACGCAAACTTTACTGTTCTTTTTGATTCATTGATTTCTGTTACACGTCCATTCCCTACTTTCTGTAAACACGAATTAGGATATGCATCCTTCTTGTCCTGGTTAAGTCGCACTTCAGAGCCAACGTAAATTCGCTGACCAGAAGAGAGCTTGATACTCCCTTTTTCTTCAGTATCGATTAGACCAACGTATATTCCTATGCCACCAAGTACAGTGGCGCCAAGCATGGCCACCGGTAAAACGATGGACATTTCTCCTTATCTATTGAGTAGAGATGTTTCATTTAGTCAAAGACAACGTATCCGGAATTGAGAACAATCTTATTTGGGCACGTTCTGTAAGAGATTCCATCGTGTCGTGGTGGTTCAATGTCGTATTATTATTTTTAGTGGTTGGATCCTTTGTGTACTTCTTGTGGGCCAGTCACGGAACTGCACCTCAAGAAGACATGAAAAAGATTCCATTTGAGCCGAATATGTGGCATAACGCTGTAAGAAATGTTCCCACAAGAGATTATGGACAAATTCCTCAAGTTGAAGCTGGAGATGGTTTACCGGGACATGCCCGTAGAACAGGCGCGTCAGAGTTTTGATAAATTAAAAGATGAGAAGCCGGTTTTAGGTGAAGATAAAGTTCCTGTACCGGTAAAACGTAAATTAAGAATCGTGACGAAAGACAAATGAGTGCCGCAAGGTACACGAATAAGATCAGAACTGATTCCGAAGCGCGTGTTCGGAAAGTTCAGTACCGATACAACAATGCTAATAATTACAATCCATTAGCTGCAGCATGTGATGCAAGTCCTGATTTCACTGTTCTTTTGTACACGAAAGGCGACTGCTGTTCAGCTCCGGTTGCCACTATCGTGATTATTTTATTCTTGGATGGCGGTAATGCTTACACAAACGTGTATGACGAAGGATATCCTCCTCCAACCTATCTAAATATCCTACAAGACATATTCATTCCTTCAAATTTAGCTTATAATGGCGGATCTGCGAGTGTTGTAGTTTCTTCGCCAATCTACGATTCCGGAACAGCCTCCGATAATTTTCCCAATATCTTGCAATCCATTCTCGTGCTTTCAACAGGTGTTATTCTGGATTCTGGATTTTTAGTTACTCTACTAAATCCAATCTACAATGGTGGTTCTGCATCCATTGTTTACAGCGTGATTTTAGACGGTGGAAATTCTGTACCACTATAATAACAATAAATGAGTACCGTTACAAATGTCCGGTTTCAGCTTCGACGTGATACCGCTACGAATTGGGCCAGTGCAGGAAATCCAGTGTTGTTATCTGGTGAACCAGGATACGATACAACCAACAAGATCCTGAAGGTTGGCGATGGTAGTAGTACGTGGAGCCTTTTACCCGCTATCAGCGGAGGAGGAGGTGGTGGTGGAGGGACAACACTTCCTGCTGGAATCAACCCAGGAGATTACTTGTCGTGGAATGGAGCTAATTGGGTAACTGGTGGAGAAGGTGATGTGAAATTGGGAGGATTATCAGATGTTTCTGGAACAACAAATAATAGCGTTGCAGTTGGAGGAGGAGCTAAAGCTGTTCAACTAGATGTTGTTATTGGTAGTGCAGCTCAATCGTCTGTTGGCGGTAATGTGGTTATTGGCAAAAGTGCTACTTCAAGTGGTGGTACAGCCGTTGTTATTGGAAATACGGCAACCGGTGCTGCATTTAGTACGTCGGTTGGTGGAAACACTTCTACTGGTGCTAACGGCGTTTCGGTCGGTAACGGTGCTAACGGAACTGGATCAGGTATTAGTATTGGTAATCAAGCACTTTCTGGAAATGCTGGAATAACTATTGGAGATAATGCTACAGGTTCAGCAACTTCAGTTTCAATTGGAAGTCCGTCATTCACGGTAGGAACAGGTAACGTTGCGATTGGTCAGAATTCAACAACCGGAATTGTTGATTATGCCATTGCAATTGGAAGTGCATCTGCTAATTCCACCCAATGTATTGCGATTGGAGGAACTAGTACAAGTATAAGTACTTCATCATTTGGAAGTATCGCTATTGGTTCGCAGGCAAATATATCAACAGATGCTGCTAATTCTGTTGCACTGGGATACAATGCTCGTGTTGAAAATCTAGCTGATAGCTCTGTAGTTATTGGAAGCAGTTCCTCAGCAGCTAATATGGCATCTAAATCAGTTACAATCGGAGCTAATAGTTATACCGGTTCTAACAACGTAATATTAATTGGAGAATCACTTATTGCGACAAAAAGCAATACAATACAGATAAACGCAGACGTAAACAACTCAGGAGTGGGGAGTACTCCAAATGCTAATGCGTGTTATATCTACCCTATACGCGGTGCTGATTCCGGAAATGGTTTGATGCAACCAGGTACATTATGGTATAATACAACAACGAAAGAAATTTGTTACCAGAACCCATGATTACCTACCTTTTCATGTTAGAAATTCTACATCGTAATAATAACAGATGGCTACAACTAATGTACGTTTCAAGCTTCTCCGTGACACATTTGTAAACTGGACGAGTACAAACCCAGTTTTATTATTAGGAGAACCGAGTTACGATACAACAAATAACCAATTGCGAATTGGCGACGGTGTGTCTACGTGGTTAAACTTAAACCCGTTCGGGGGCCCTACTGGTCCTACTGGCGTTAGAGGGCAAACCGGGCATACAGGCCATACTGGAGTTACTGGACCTCGGGGACTTACGGGGCAAACAGGTCCAACAGGTCCTGGAATAACCGGTCCTGGGCTTACCGGTGCTACCGGAGTGATAGGACCTACAGGATCTACAGGACCTACAGGTCTTGGTTTAACAGGTCCAACTGGAGTTACAGGATCAGTGGGTACTACAGGAAGTACAGGTCCAACAGGTCCTGGTCTAACTGGTACAACTGGACCTAGAGGATCTACTGGACTATTGGGCCCTACAGGAAGAACGGGACCAACAGGTCCTGGTCTAACTGGTCCAACTGGAGTTACAGGATACGATGGACCCACTGGACGTACAGGTCCAACCGGTCCTGGTCTAACTGGTCCAACTGGAGTTACAGGATCAGTGGGTACTACAGGATCTACAGGACCAACAGGTCCTGGTCTAACTGGTCCAACTGGAGTTACAGGACCCTTAGGTCCTACAGGCAATACAGGTCCAACAGGTCTTGGTCTAACAGGTCCAACTGGAGTTACTGGTTCAGTAGGTCCTACAGGAAATACAGGCCCAACAGGTCCTGGTCTAACTGGTCCAACTGGAGTTACAGGATTTAATGGTTCTACAGGAAGTACAGGCCCAACAGGTCCTGGTCTAACTGGTCCAACTGGAGTTACAGGTCCTACAGGATCTGGAATTACAGGCTCAACTGGTCCTGGTCTAACTGGTCCAACAGGATTTACTGGGTCAGTAGGTCCTACTGGACTTACAGGTCCAACAGGTCCTGGTTTAACAGGTCCAACGGGAGTTACTGGACCCTTAGGTCCTACTGGACTTACAGGTCCAACAGGTCCTGGTCTAACTGGTCCAACGGGAGTTACTGGACCCTTAGGTCCTACTGGAACAACTGGACCTACAGGTCCGGGGGTAACAGGACCAACTGGCATGACAGGTTACACTGGGTACACGGGATATACTGGATACACTGGCCCGACTGGACCCGGATTGACTGGTCCCACAGGGTACACTGGTCCCACAGGAACAGAAGGTCGAACAGGTCCTACCGGGTATACTGGTTATACTGGGTACACTGGAGTTGCTGGCCCAACTGGGTCTGGATTTATTATGCAGGGAACTTGGCTAATTGGCAATTCTTACAATAAAAACGATGTTGTGTATTACCTGGGAAACACGTATGTGGCTAAGATCAATGTGCCTGCATTCCTCGGCGTACCTACTTCATACATAAATTCATTCTGGTTGATCTTCACGATCGGAGCAACTGGACCTACTGGGGTAGGTTCGACTGGCCCTACCGGAAGAGTAGGACCTACAGGTTCCGGCATAACTGGTGCTACCGGGATAGGTTGGACTGGTCCTACGGGAACAACGGGACCAACAGGTCCTGGTCTAACAGGTCCAACTGGAGTTACTGGTCCTACCGGATTTACTGGACCAACGGGTTATACTGGATTTACTGGACCAACGGGTCCTGGTCTAACCGGTCCTACCGGATTTACTGGACCAACAGGTCCTACTGGTTTTACTGGACCAACGGGTAGTACCGGATTTACTGGGCCAAGGGGTCCTACCGGATTTACTGGACCAACAGGTCCTACTGGACCGTTTGCACCCCTAGTATCTGAAAACTTTGTGGTAGCGGCTGGAGATGGAGCAAATCCGTTGGCTTACAGTTATGACGGAACAACCTGGTTTCCGTCTACGAACGGAAACTCGATATTTGATGGTTCTGCGAAAACAGTTGCTTGGAATGGATCTTTATGGTTAGCTGGTGGAAATGGAACAAATAGATTAGCTTACAGCTCCAACGGAATAACTTGGACTGCATCTACAAGCGGAAATTCAAGATTTACTTCAGCGGTAAATGCCGTTGCTTGGAACGGAACGTTATGGGTAGCTGGTGGTGTTGGAACAAATCAATTAGCTTACAGTTATGACGGAATAACATGGACTGGGTCTGGGAGCGGAAATTCAATATTTACTTCAGCGGTAATTGCTGTTGCTTGGAACGGAACATTATGGGTAGCTGGTGGCACAAGTGCAATAAATCAATTAGCTTACAGCTACGACGGAATAACATGGATTGAATCTGACAATGGAGACACAATATTTGGTAGTGGTAGTGTGAATTCGGTTGCTTGGAATGGTTTGAGATGGGTAGTTGGTGGAAATGGAACAAATACATTAGCTTACAGCTTCGACGGAATAGAATGGATTGCATCTGCCAATGGAAACTCGATATTTGGTAGTAGTGGTACTGTGAGTTCGGTTGCTTGGAATGGATCTTTATGGGTAGCTGGTGGAAATGGAACAAATACATTAGCTTACAGTTCTGATGGACGAACATGGGCTGCATCTACGAACGGGAACTCGATATTTGATTATGTTGTATCTGGACTTTCCTGGAATGGAACTTTATGGATAGCTGCTGGAGAAAGTATTAACACTTTAGCATACAGTTCCGACGGACAAACTTGGACTGCATCTCCAAGTGGAAAATTGATACTTACTACTAATGGATTTGCAGTTCACTCCCGCCGTGTTTTGCCAAATGTAGGTACTTCTTCGTTAGGAGGTGCTATTGGCAGTACTGGTCCTACTGGTTTTGGCAGAACTGGTCCTACGGGTCCTGGCCTAACTGGTCCTACCGGATTTACGGGACCTACGGGTCCTGGTCTAACCGGTCCTACTGGATTTACTGGACCTACAGGTCCTGGTCTAACCGGTCCTACTGGACCTACCGGATTTAATGGACCTACGGGTACTACTGGACCTACTGGATTTACTGGATCTACTGGATCTACTGGTCCTACTGGATTTACTGGATCTACAGGTCCTACGGGTCCCGGCCTAACTGGTCCTACCGGATTTACTGGATCTACAGGTCCTACGGGTCCTGGTCTAACCGGTCCTACCGGATTTACTGGACCAACGGGATTTACTGGACCTACAGGTCCAACAGGTCCTACAGGACCGTTTGCACCTCTAGTATCTGAAAACTTTGTGGTAGCTGCTGGAAATGGAGCAAATACATTGGCTTACAGTTACGATGGAACAACCTGGTTTCCGTCTACGAACGGAAATGCGATATTTGATGGTTCTGCGAAAGCAGTTGCCTGGAATGGATCTTTATGGGTAGCTGGTGGAGATGGAACAACAAATAGAATGGCTTACAGCTCCGATGGAATAACTTGGACTGGTTCTAGTGGACCTACTGGCGGAAATGCAATATTTACTAGTGAGGTATTTGCTATTGCTTGGAATGGATCTTTATGGGTAGCTGGTGGAAATGGAACAAATCAATTAGCTTACAGCTCCAACGGAATAACTTGGACTGGGTCTACGAGTGGAAATTCAATATTTACTACTTCGGCAACTGCTGTTGCCTGGAATGGTTCTTTATGGGTAGCTGGTGGGCAGGGAACAAATAGGTTAGCTTACAGCTCTGATGGAATAACATGGACTGCATCTGCCAACGGAAACTCGATATTTACTAGTGTGGTATATGCAGTTGCCTCGAACGGATTGAGATGGGTAGCTTGTGGAAATGGAACAAATCGATTAGCTTACAGCTCCGACGGAATAACATGGATCGCATCTGCCAATGGAAACTCGATATTTGGTAGTGGTAGTGCGAATTCGGTTGCTTGGAATGGATCTTTATGGGTAGTTGGTGGAAGTGGAGCGACAAATAGGTTAGCTTACAGTTCTGATGGAATAACATGGACTGCATCTACTAACGGGAACTCGATATTTGATTATGTTGTATCTGGACTTTCCTGGAATGGAACTTTATGGGTAGCTGCTGGAGAAACCATTAACACTTTAGCTTACAGTTCTGACGGAATAACATGGACTGCATCTCCAAGTGGAAAATTGATACTTAGTACTAATGGATTTGCAGTTCACTCCCGCCGTGTTTTGCCTTACGTAGGTACGACCACAACAAATATAATTTCATTATTACAAAATCTTGGGGCTACATTACCTTCTGGATACAGGACACTGGCATACAATCCAACAACTGGAGTACTAGGTTATTTTGGCAGTTAAACGACTAACTTGCCTACAATTTTATGAATAGATAAAGACGATACACCTGATGCATCAGACACAAGTTTCATTTGAGTTTTGGTTTTCAGACCCATAATATGGGCAACCACCCCGGCCACAATGGTCTTGGGTGTATGCTCAAAATCGTCTTCGGATTTCTTGGAAATTTCAACTAGTAAATCCATAATTTTCTGGCGCTGGTCGTCGTTCAGCGAAAGAGATGCACACAACCGCTCAGCAATCCCAATTTCCGTTTGCAGAACAGTATTATTTGTTACCTCAAAATGTGTCACAGCTTTGCACAGTGACCGAATGTTCACAAGAAACATCTTCGCAATTTCCTCGTGACTCCGCGGAGCTCCGTTATTTCTACAAGCCACAAACACTGCTCCACCCATCATTGCACGGCGTGTTTCGCCTCTGACTTTCTGAGCGTCCTCTAGTTGTTTATACAAACCACAAGCGTCCATCACAATAGATTTCGGCAGACCCGCGTGAGTACATGATAACTGAATAGCGTCAAAGATCGACATCCATGAGCGCTGAGAGTTGGAGGAAAGCGACCAGCACGATAAACGCTGGATAGCTTTCAGTTTCACGTCTTTGGCAGTTAGTCCTTTGAAAGACATAACTGATCCATATGACGATTCAGGGAGAAGATCTGATGTTGTAAAGCCTGTGCGGCCTTCATCTTTTCCCTGATCGTAGTTCCGCCATTCGGCACCTTCATCAATAATCCGACCCATCATTGTTCCACACAGTGTACATACATGCTCACCTTCATCAATTACAAGTTCATGTTTACAATTACTCATTTTTAGTATGTTTCAGCACTATCCTTTTTAGCATTCGTTTTACGCGACGCAAATACCGATTTCATGACTGACCAGTTTGGAGGAATGAATCGTACAATATGTTTGTGAACATGTTCCTTATACAGAAACTTCACTTTCTCACTCAGTTGTTCTAAAAACAAAAACATGGCGTATGCGAAAAACAGACCCGAAACGTACGTGTCAATCTGGAGATCAAGAACTTTAGATATCGGAAATATGGGCGCCCATCCACGCGTGATCTGGGTCGTCCAGAACGCTACTGATCCAATAATACCTAATTCAAGTCCAATATCTCCAACTTGGTACGCCAAGTGTTCAGCCTTCCATTCTTTGTCGCAGTCGTCAAACAGATGGTAAAGCAAAACCGATAATAGAAGACCTATTAAAGTATAAAACAAAGCAAGAATCACGATATTCATAGTTCCACCCAACACTTCACCCAAGTCCATCATTATTATCTATTCTGGGGCATAAATGTTTCACCGTAAATCTGTGGACGGTAATTGGTTGCAAGTATCTGTTTATTACCGTCGCGAGTTTTTACTGGTTTTACCCATGAGATCAGAAGGTTCTTTTGTTCTACGACCCAAACCCAGTACCCTGCCTTGGAAAACTCTGACACTAAATGATCTAAAGCCTCTTTCAATGAAAACAGGGGATACCCAAACACATAGGTAGGAACAGGGTAAATTATATAAGGAGCATCTGAATTGTGTACTGCTTGACGTCTAATTTGTGCTTGAATCTGGGCAATTATGGGATTCATGGCTGCCATACGATTAGATCTTCTCTCTTCTTGTTCATCCCATACGTCACGCGCACGCAACATCTCTGCTTACTCTTACTATAAGAATGTCTGTGCCATTCCGCACTCTTGGGTTAGGCGGTGGAGGTATGAAAGGTATAATGTACATTGGCGCTCTGCGCGAACTTTCACGGCATCAAGATTTGGTGTTTCCTGATGGCGTGTACGGAGTTTCGGTAGGAGCGATTGTTGGAACGTATATTGCTTTTGGACTACCTTTGGATTTAGGAATTGAAGAAGCGTTCAAGATATCGTCATTTATTCCGGAACCGGATTATTCAAAATTACCTGAAATGATTTCTATGAAAGGTGTGTTTTCCATGGACGTTTTGGAAACGTCGCTCGTAAACATGTTTTTGACAAAAGGGATAGATCTGCGCACGAAAGTTATTGGCGATACCAAAATGCCTTTGTACATCCTGGCTTCCAACTTAACAAAAGGTAAACCCACCATTTTCTCCAAGAACGTCCCGATCTTAGACGCTTTGAAATGCTCGTGCTGTATCCCTGGTGTTTTCCGACCGCAAGTTCTGTATAATCAAGTATATGTCGACGGTGACCTGTTTGTGCCTTCGGTGGACAAATGTATTCCTGATTTAACTAACGCTTTGTGTTTATCACTAAAGCACCGGAAGTCTGATAATAAGTTTACTCCTTCAACAATTGAAACCATGTCCCCAATATCGTATGTCCATGACATGTACACTTTAGTGACATACAACTTTTTCAAACAAGTAAAAAAATCGTGTACTCTACAACTCCACTATCCTAACTTGCACAGCACTTCGGATTTAAAGGAGTTTAATGTTCCCGATATCCTGAAAAAAGCCAGTACAGACTTATCCCGATTTCTCGGCACCTAGAGCAGCTACCATAAAAGCTCGGAAGTTAGCGACAGTGGGTTTACCGCTCATTTCGTACATCTTTTCGGCCGTTTCTACTTTTATGGTAGGATACGCCTTGATCTTGTACAGCGCCGCCTTGCCTTTATCGGCGTAGGCATTAATTTCTTCGAATATTACTCGGTGACCTCCGTACGTATAATTCTTGGTCTGGACTAGCTGTTTGAACGACGCAACTTCAGGTTCGGCATCTTTACAGTGAGGACACCATGACGCAAAGAAAAACATGAACTTCACAGTTCCAGGTTCAGTAGCAGTATCCGGTGTAGGTTTATCCTCAGCTACTGGTTTCTGCTGGATAATCTTGGCTCCCGGCCAGATTCCGGTGTACGCACGGATTCCCAATATAGTTATCAGAACAATAATAGTTGAAACAATCACGGCTGTGACTATACTACTCATCTTGTCTAAATGAAGGGCATAAAAGTTTAGTCTCCTTCCTCAGGACCTCAAAGTAGTTGCGATATGATTCCTCAGCCGTAATCCCGGTCGTAATTTGAACCCAAGCTACTTGATAGGTTTGTCGTTCGGGTTCGTATGGTTTTGGGATGATGGCGTACCATTTTCCATTGTAGCGAACGGTTGGTGGCATGTTATACCTCCACAGAAACAAAGAAGCCAAGATTTCCGTTTTGCACCTTTTAGTGCCCACTGTTCAAACGTGTATACGTTGCTCATCGACATATTACACCTTGCGCAAATAGGGTACAAATTAGATAAAATGGTGGGACCGCCTTTCGATTCCGGAATATCATGTCCACACTGAAAATCAAAGACCGTGATTTTATTTTGGCACCATGGCGTGAAACATTTGGCAGAGTATACTTTACCAAATTTAGATATCCAAACTTGTTCTCTCAAAGCTTTAGGAATTTTGGCTTTGTGATGCCCTGACATTAATGTCTTAAGAGTAATCGTTGAAAACGGAAATTGTTTAATAATTCGGAAAAGGATCAGTAATAAGATGTCTAAGAATATCCATAACGTTGTCACGGATGTGCAAGAGAAGGTGACTGCCGATCATTTCCCTGTGACCGGTAATCTTCCTGATGGAGTTCATGCATGGACGGTTGTTGAATTTACGGCCGGGGACTGCATTCTCCAATTCGAAGTTCATCTTGAAAATCAGGTATCGTGTGTTCTCACTCAGCGAGGGTTTACCAATGATCAGCGCGATACCATTATGGAGATCTTTACGAATATGATGTTTGATTAACTAATTAAAAAACGAAATCAATTTGGTCAGAAATGACCTTTTTAATACAAGAAGATGCCGAAAGTTCACCACCCTTACAATGCGCTTGACAAGATGAAAGATGCGATTGAGCGTCAGCTGGGGCAGAGTGGCGTCAGCATGAAGTGGGAGCAGTCCGAGTACTGTGACCGAACATTCATTGTCTGGCTTTACAGTGGCGAACGCACTTACGAATACAACCTGAAATTCTACCCGGAGTTCTATGCGATGACTGCAAACAGCAACTCGTCTAGAAGTCTTACGGCATTGATGCGGGAAAAGTTCGATGAGGCTATCTACTACTAAAAACTAAAACCAGACCCGAGATGGGTCATTTTTTAATGACCAATTTCGTGTTTTTTACGGTGTCGTGTGTCATGTAGTTTAGGCGTTTAAGGGAAGCCTACGAGGTGGGCGCCAATACCGAAGCCGGCACCCGTGCGCGCCGACGAGCCGACCGAGGGGGCGTAGATATCGAGGATGGCGAACGTGGCCAGGGCAACGAGGGCAATCATGCCGATCTCCGACAGCTTGAGGCCCTTGCCGGGGAGGAGGTACGCCGCAATCGCAACAGCCAGACCCTCAAAGGCGTACTTGATAGCACGAGTCGTTAGGTCCGAGAAATCAACTCCAGCAGGGGCGGCAACAGACTTCTGCTCGGGCATTTTTATAGAAAAGGACAGAGAAAAAACGAGTCATTCTTTAAATGAAAGTATGTTTGGTGACTTTGGCCATAGGTGAAAAGTACCTTGAAGAGTACAACCGACTTTTCCGTGAGAGTCAAGAAAACTATGCCCGTAAGTGTGGTTACGATTTTAGGGTTTTGGATGATTATTTGGATAAAGATCACACCGATCCAAAAACTATAACATTGAACAAGATTCTGGTATGTAGTCAACCTTGGTCGGCCGAGTATGATTTTATAGTGTTCATTGATGCCGATATACTCATTAATATCAAATCGCCCCCTATTCATACACACATTGACTTTGGTGACAAAATAGGTATAGCAAACGAAACTGACCAAACGCCCTCTTACTTCATGAGCAGTTTTCGTAAGTATGTATATAATTGGAAGGACGGCGCAGGATATTATGCAAGTAGTGGATTTACTGTGAACTCTGGTAAGATTCTTAATACCGGAGTTCTGGTCCTTCAACCGAAAAAACACCGCGAGTTTCTTGAACGAGTTTACTACAAATATGTGACGTCTGATTACTACAATCCTAATATTCCCAACAACTTAGAACAAAAAAGCCCGTATCATTATGAACAATCAGCGGTTGGGTACGAGCTTCAAACTCATAACATGTATGTTATTATATCAAAAAAGTTCAACTCAATATGGTTTCTTCAAGCAACTATTAATCGATCAATAGGCGAAATGTTTGTACCCTTTACATTCCGCATTCACCGACGAAACATTCTTACGTATTTTAAAGAAACATATTTCATGCATTTTGCAGGGAGAAAAGGATTTTCGAGTGTTCAGGAATTGCAGAAAAACAACCACCTTTAGATAATGAGGCGCATCCGCGTAAAGGTCGTAGTTGATCCAGACGTTCAGAAAAAGTACACTATCCCTCCAGGACAAATTGAGTTTTATGTTACGACGTACCTCAACGATCCAGACGGGTGGTCCACGAAGGGTTACTTCTTTGAACCTGTTTCTTTTAATCAAGATGTGACAATTCACTTGTCATCTCAATCGACTATTGATAAGAATTGCGGATTAGAAGGAAAGCTGTCGTGTGCCGAATTAGGAGGTAAGACTATGTGGCTGAACTCTGATCGATGGTACCATGGTGCATCGAAAAGCAAACTTAGCTTAGATGATTATCGCCAATATATGGTTTCCCACGAGATGGGACATATTTTGGGGTACGATCATACTGAGTGCCCATGCAAGAACTGCCCTGCTCCAATCATGATGCAACAGACCAAAGGGATAGGACAGTGCAAACCTAATACGAAAGTTCTTTAGGGTAACTGCGTTTGGTTAGATATTATCATTAAACTTTTGATAGTATTGTCATGTTGTACAAATTTATCAATTGGAGATGGAATAAAGACTCGTAAGTCATTCTCATTAATTATGTTATTTAATAACAGATCAATTGGAAGTGTATATCCATACTTTGAATCATGATCTAAAACTAGTTTCTTTACTTTTGGAGATACAAATAATGCATATGTCCCCCAAGAGTTCGTCTTGAATGTTTGCGATGGCAATCCTACAAAGTTTATTTTTATATTTAGGAGCTGTGACCAAGCTTTTGAAACTCCAAGATATATTATATCGTAATTTGAAGCATTCCATTCAACAAGTTTTATAATGTTTGGGTCTGTAATAATACAATCGTCTTCAAAAACAATAACTGGTTCTTCAGGATTGATTTTGTAGATTTCTATATGGCTAAGATAACATCCACGAGCTCCAGGATTATCCATAATTGCTGGAAATACAGTGGCATCAGTCAATTGTACAAGTTTGTCTACATGTCGTTTTCGTTCTTTAGCACTTTCAGCATGTATTACATATGATTTAATCATTTATATTCGTTAAATATAGAACTTTCACATAGGACTCCATTAATAAACAAATGCCTCGCGAAACTCTACCCACGAAGGAAACCGATGGAACTGTTATTGATTACCTTGAAGAGGACCCTGAGATTCCTACGCAGCGCTACTGCATCATCTCCTTTATTTCACCTGAAAAGGTGGTTAAGCAGAAGGCGGAGTTCTACAACGAGAAGTTTGTAGAGTGGATGGCGTATGAGTGGAAGGTCAAGGGTTTGGAGCATCTCATGGCTTATGTCGCCAAGAAGTATTCTTTGAAGGTTGACGACCTTTTCAAGGATATGGAGGAGTTCAAGAAGGTACATGAGGCCGAGGTGAAGAAGACGGATGTCCCCGAGCAGTACCAGGTTTTTCTCCTGAAGAACGAGAAGGAGGTTGAGGCGAAGTTCAATGAGCAGGTTGAGTTTCAGACCAACGTTCGTGGCGTCAAGCTCCGTCGCGTGTTTGCAAATCTCGAGGAGTGCCAGACGTACGCCAAGGTCCTGCAGCGCCGCTACCCTAATGACAATCTTTATATTGGTAAGGTTGGTGCGTGGCTGCCGTGGGATCCTTCTGAGAACATGATGCCCGAGGTAGAGTATGCCGAGAAGGAGCTGAACGAGATGATGCGCAGGTACAAGGAGAACGAGGTGAATCGCGAGATTTTCTTTGAGGAAGAGAAGGCTCAGCGCATTGAGCAGCAGAAGAAGGAGAATGAGGCGCGCCGTCGTAAGAATCTTGAGGATGTTAAGAAAGATGCAGGTCTGGCCGATACGGCCGATATCGGTCGCGCGATTGAAGACAATGTTCACCCTGCCGAGGGCGGTGCGCCCCGTGATCTTTGAGTTCCTAACGACGCTTGGTCTGACGGCGGCGACGTGTTGAACGCTTCCCTGCACGGCGGAATATACCTTTCGCCTTGTTAAACAGATTTGACGCTACCGATTTTGCGGATACAGGTGCTGGAGATCCCACATTGGGATCAACGGGTGTGGGTGAACGAGGTATCTTTTTGACCTCTATGACGTACTTACTCGCAATTTCTGCTAGAAAATCTGCGTCGGCTTTCCATATGTCTGTCGCACGTGTAACGATTTTACCAGTTTCTGGGTTCAGCTGGAGTTTTATCTGATAGAATTGCCCACTGACAGGATTAACAATGGCAACTAATGTGTATCTCTCGTATAAATGGTCCTCCGTGTCATACTTTAACACATTAACATCCGGAGCACCGTTACGACTTTTACTCAGTTCTTTGGATAGAGATCCGTACTTCGTGAGAACATTCGTTAGAGCTTCGTTATCAAACCCAAATGATACCATTATTTTTACGCAAGATTAATGTTTCTTTTTGGTCTGACGGCGGCGACGTGTTGAACGACGAGTTTTAGATGTATTCTTTTTCCTACGTCCACCATTGCTGTGACAGCTTACAAGCCATTCTGGAGGAATTCTTGGTACCTCTACTACTACTTCGGAATTACGTTCAATTGGAAATCCTGCTATCCATGGATACTTACAACGTGGTGTAGGGAACCTACTTTTTTCGTATGTTATGATGTTACTGCAAGGATTTCCAGAATATCCAAACTTTGAATGACCATCTATTCTTCTTAAATATTCTGTCATCGGTATTCGTGATTCCTGTAGATCAAAATAAGTACCCATGGCTCTTGTTTCGGATGAATAAACAAACGTTTTTTCTGGGTCAATTCGTATTAGAGCAATTGCCGATTCCTTTGATGGCACAGAATACTTTTTTATCATACCTTTCGGTGAATTTCCATCATATGAACTTTCAAATGTAGTCGTATCAGAATTATATGGTGCCCTAAAAAATATTAGATTATCGTGTTTCGGGTCACGATGGGTCGATCTAACTGGTAACCCAAGTTCAGGATGTACTTTACGTAATTCATTATAAGATAGCAATCCTTCTCTGCATATATTTTTAGATGTACCCCATGTTTGTATTAGTATTCCTCTGTTGGATCTAGGATTTAAAATACAAACATCATTAGTTTGAAACAAAATATCCGAAGACTCCATTATTTTTAGGCGGTATTAATGTTTATCCTTACCCTCTTGTTTGACACGGACCCAAGGATTCGAGCTCTTTTTCCTCAGAGCATCAGGCGAATACTCATCTTGGGCTAACATTGCACTAGAGAACGGTTTGTTATCAGTCCACAGCGAGTTATCACATAAATGAAACGGTGGGTGATCAGAAGCTTTGTACCAGAACACTTGGTCTTCTAATTTATTTGATTGAACGCCGTTGCAAATCACCAGGCATTCGAAATTTTCAGTGCATTGGTCCATGAATTGACAGAACATTTCAAACGTGGGAAACATACCGGCATAATTGTCGTATATACGACGGCGATTATTCACGATACTTTCGCGAAGAATAAACACGAAATCCACGTTCGTACGAAGATTAGGTGTGATTCCAAGAGGGTACTGCATCGTAATAATTGTCATGACATCAATGTGGCGACCGTTCATGAAAATGTAGCGCGTAGATTCCTCTTTAATCCATGATGCATCATACAAACAATCATCCAAAATCAAAAAGGCACGAGGATCTGTGCCTGAATTTCCGCCTGATCTCTTTTTTTCTTCGTTACGTGCAGTCTTTACACCTAATTGCCGCTTAATCACATTCATCACGATAGAAGGATTGTACTTATCGTGAATCAGTTTGGAAGGAACCATATGCTGGAAAAACTCGTTCGCAACTTCTGTACCTGAAATCACCGTTCCAATCGGGAAACAGTGCTGGGTATTAAATAGAATATCGCGAACCAAGAACGATTTTCCGGTATCTTTCTTTCCAATAACGACAATCATTGGGGATTTACGAGAATCTATCTCGCACCTGTCTTTCAACATATCTATATTGAACTTCTTGATCTGGAAGTTCATCTACTTGCTTTATTGCGTGTAGTTTTTAGTTTATGTTTGGGACGCCATAATAATATGGTCAAGCGGAAACCATCAGCCGGAAGTGATTTACGGACAAACTCTATCGCCCTCAGCCTTCAGCGACACGATACGAAGAGCTTGAAAGCTCAGCAGTTTTGGGGCTTGAACCATCTCCAGCCTTTTTTTCCTCCCATCCAAAAACTGTTTAAAACTGAAGTTCGGGATTCGCCACAGGAGTTTGGGTTCAAGGTCAATGACAGTATTGCCTCAATTGTAGACGCCGAGCACGTTCGGACGTCCAAGGGAGCTGTAGTTGAAGTTCATCGCAAAGTCACGATGCTTCTTTCTCCCTTCAAGTGGATGCAGGGAGATTATGGAACGGCACTAGGATTACCTACGTCTGAAGAAGAGTCGGCTGAGATCTGGCGCAAGATCCAGGATCCAAACAACGCTGCATATGTTGGTGCCCTTCTGTCCACTGTGCTAGCCCAGTCTGGATGCCCCCATTTCCCGAAAGTGTATGGAGTGTTCACGGGGGTATCGGAAAAGCATACAATAGATATCTCCGACGACTACGCAGAACTGTCAGAGCGCTCATGGTTTTCTTCCAATATCGGAAAAACATTTGATATCAAGTTAACAGACGACATCCGTGAAGGAGATTTCAAGCATACTCGTGGAGCCCGTGCAAACGTCTTATTAGGCGAAGATATGGTTCTTGATGGCGTAAAGGAACTTGAAGCTCCTGAGGTAGGACCCACCGAAGCCGCTGAAATGAACCCTATGATGCGTGATGGAGAAGAAGATTCGGACGACGAGTCGGATTCTTCGTCGGTATCTACATCTTACGTTTTTGGCCTTAAGTCATGCGATTGTGATTCCGACGAAGATGAAGACGAAGACGAAGACGAAGATGATGGTGAGCCGTTTGCGTGGGCATCGTTTACTAACGTTCCCGTTCAGGTCACGGTTATGGAAAAATGTACTGGAACTTTTCACGAACTGTGTTCTGAGCACCCTGATCCTCCTAAACATCTGGCATGGTTATCCCAAGTTATGTTTGCTCTAGCGTTTGCTCAGCGTAATTACGGATTCACTCATAATGATCTTCATTCTAATAATGTGATGTACATTTCCACCGAAAAGGAGTTTTTGTATTACAACTGTGCCGGTTCTTTTTACAAACTTCCCACTTACGGTTACTTGATTAAACTCATTGATTTCGAGCGTGGAATTGGATCAGTGAAAGTTATGGGAATGAAGGAACCCAAACTGTTCATGAGCGACCATTTTTCGGTAGATGAAGAGGCTGGCGGGCAGTTCAATTTTGAGCCTTGGTACATTTCCAAATACCCCGAAATCAAACCCAATCCTTCTTTTGATCTGGTACGTCTAGCTACCTCAATGTTCTGGGACCTTTTTCCAGAAGGTCCTAAGTGCCTAGATTATCGCAATAACCAGGTATTTAAGTTTTTTATGAAATGGTTATCTTTGGATGACGACACCTCGGTATTATTTGGAAAGAGTGACGATAAGCATGACCGGTATCATGGCTTCTATCTCTACAAGGCGATTACTCGGCTCTGTAAAAATGCAGTTCCACGAACTGAAATTTTATCTTTGAAATCTTACTTTGGTACTGACTCACTTCCGGCAGGAGAAGACTGTTGTGTCATTGAAGCTTGAGCTTTCTTTGCATGGTATTTTTCCTTCTTTTTACGTAATATTTCTTCTTTGTTCTTGTAATAATTTTCTTTAGTCTTTTTATCACGATCTTCCTTGTTTGTGTAGTAATATTCACTCTTCTTCTGTTTTAATTCATTGCCTTTTTGTTCTCTGTACTTCTTACTATACGTGTGGTTGTATTCAATACGCTGTTCTGTAAGGGGTCGGTTGTATGTTTCAAAATATTTCTCTCGTTTTTCCTGCCGTTGTTCTTCGGTAGCAAATGAAAGAATAGTATTCAAACACTTTTCATCTTTACGTGCCTCATAAATAAATTCTGATTCACGTTTATTCAGTTCACTTCGCAAATTACACGGGAATTCTTCTACAAGAGTGATTTTCACCTTGTTCCAGCCTATCTCGTTTATGTGTTTATACACGCGATAGGGTTGTGTAGTTGATGCTTTTTTATGACCTCTTAGTCTTGTATCAAGACTTCCAGTTGTAGCGCCATAATAATAGCATCCATCGTCACATTCAAGTTTATATATTTTGGAGTGCTGATAATTCATTACTCTGTTTATTGTATACCGTGTAAATTAATTGTTTGCCTACAAACATTAAAATGTTGGGCGGCCAATGAACATATCCTGAACGCTGGGGACTTCCAGCGTCTTCACAGCATCCGTAACAACATCCGTTGTGGTCGCAAATACCACACCGGCTGAAATAATACCTCCGAACAGTGAGAGCTTACCTGCATCTGTCCAATTAATTGGCTCGCCCTTTGCCCGGCGCTCTAGAGCGTACACGATAAAGCACACGAGGGCTACTGAAACCGCAGCGATTGGAATGATCATTTATTTTGCGCTCAATCAAAATTTCACATATTTAGAACGAGAGTATCTCCCGCTTTTCCCTCAATTTCTTTTAGAGGATCATCCTCAACCTCCTTCTCCACCACATTCTTCTTGGGCTCTTCAGGCTTATCCATATCCTCAAACTCAATTTCAGCAACCTCTTCGCTCACCTTCAGTTCCCCACGACCATCGTCGCCGCTCTCGGATCCTGACTCGGAATCTGACTCCGACTCCGGCTCTGGCACATCATCCTCAAACTTGACCTGAGTAGGTACCGACCCGGCCTTCTTTACTGGTTCCTCCGGTGCGTGCTGGATGTGAACGGGTAAGGACGCAGACTGCGGCACATCATCATCTTCCGAAAAGTACTTCTTGGCAATCGCTTCCCAAGGCAGGAACGAACGAATCACCTGCTCCATACATTCCGTCACAATCTTTTCAATATCCTGACGGTTACGTGCCTGCTGCTCCGACGACACACCTACCGTCTTGAAATAGTACGCCATCTGCCACATTTTGCGCGCAGAATGCTTGTACAGTTCATGAATGAACTTTGCGAAGCTCGGACGCTCAAACTCGATCTTGAGTTCAGATTGTGATCCACGGTAATGAAGAGATGCAAACGATTTCATGTACGCAATAAATACGCCCATCAGAAGATCGTCCATGTACTTACAGTTCGTAACCTTGAGAATGCGCTCGACTTCGGTAGATAGCGTAGAGTCTGACCATTCAGGGATGCGCGTGAGCATGTTCTGGAACGTGCGTAAGATCTGATCAGGCTGACCGTTGCGATCACATAGGTCCTTGGCCGAGTCGTGGATAGACCAGAACCCGTCGGCTACGGGGCTGACTAAAAGACCCACGAGGTGTTCGCGCAGATGTTCCTTGGCGAACTCGGTAGACATTTGTTAAAAATACGTACTATAAAACACTCCAAGAAACGCAATTTGCAAAAACGGATTTATTTTGGTTAACGATATGTATTTCACACCCAAATCAAGACAAGAACAAACACTCAATATGAGCACGTTTATCAATCGCCCCAACATCAAGACTGTGGAGGACATCAAGGCTGCTCGCGATGAGCTGACCAAGATCCTCGCTGAGATCAAGAAGGGCGGTGATGCTGTCAAGGTTGTCGAACCCGTGGCCAATGCTGGCGCGGGTAAAGCAGAAGAGCCCGTTACGCCTGCGAAGGCGAAGCGCGGCGCTGCCAAGAAGACCGACGCTCCGTCGGCGCCCGTGAAGGGTAAGAAGGTCGCCAAGGTGGCGGCCGGTGAAGAGGAGAAGCCCGCGGTCGCGAAGACTGCGGCGAAGAACACTGATGGCAAGCGTGAGTTCACGTTTGCCGCCGGTGCAAGTCACACCAAGCTTCTGAAGGAGGCGTTTGGTGAAGACAAGAAGGCGTTTGAGAACGCCAAGAAGGTGCTGAAGAAGCACGTGGAGGGTCTGTCGGACGATGAGTTTGACGCGAAGACCAAGGACGAGCACGTCCAAGCTTGGCTAGCGGCCAAGAACGCAGCCAAGGTCGTCGAGCCGGTGGTGCCCGAGGTTCTCTCTTACGAGGACCTGAAGGCGCTCACCGGGCTCACGGAAACCGATACGGCTGGCGTCTACTGGCACCCCGAAACGGGTCGCCACGTGACCGGACCGGCAGCCTCTTCTGAGGAAGGGCTGGATGAGGTCAAGGAATACCTGGTCGGCGAGACCACGCACCGCGTCTACAATGACGCAGAGGCGTTCCTCGGCTTTGCCGGGGTGGGCAAGTTTGCGGACATGTAAATCAAAAAACATAAAAACAACAAAACCCAAAAAATCAAAACGGCGAAAGCCAATTTTTCATTCATTTACTTACGTGACCTACGCCGAGTCTTCCGCGCTTTCTTGCCCCCTTTACGACGACGAGACTTTCCACCTTTTTTAGGTTCGCGATCTACCTTCGATGCTTCAAATGCAATTTTACGAGCTTCGCCTGTTGGGACATTCACAGGGTAAGCTGGTGAGTATCCTGGCGTCTCACCTTGCGCAACCCTACGTTTTTCCGCCTTGCTTGGCGGAGTACGGTATCCCAGCGGTAATCCTAGTCCAGGCTGTACGGCCGTATCCAGATTCATTTGTTACTCTGCCCAGAAAATGATGGTACAACTTGGAAATATTTGTTGAATGAACTTCTGGGCTTCCTGGGTAGGAATCAGTAAGCGCGGTACATAAAGTTCTTTCAGAGAAGTATTGGTAATCGGTGTCTTTTTCTTGTACTCTTTCCACACATGTTCAAAACACAGAAGTTTATGGTTCTTGATTCGACCACTGTTAATCGTATATTTGTGCAACTCTTCAATTTCGTTCGAGTAGTGTGAAAAACTGCGAATAAAAGGGTACTGATGAGTACTTGGATTGTACGCCATTTCGCACACTGTTCGCCAAAGAGTCTGCCATTCGCGCATAGTTTGGTCACTGTAGAGTGGATTTCCAAACTCTAGAGTGAAACTGAAGTAAATATCAGTTTCCATTATTATATAATTGATCTTCATTGTTCAACCCATAACGAGATGCCAAATGAGAATGAGGACAGGAAGTATGAGAATCGGGAAGAAACCGTAAGTGAAAAGTGTCAGAGCTCCAATAATCCAGTATCCTCCGCTGAACAGAGTCTGACCATACTTAGCCCCTTGAATCGTCATCGCAAGTACGAAGTATGTTTTGATGAACAAGAACACATCGTTAAACAGCATACCTACAATATCCAGTGCTCCGTCGGTAGGAGTATTTGTTACGTCAGCAGCTACAGCTGGAGCATTGATTTGAAACTTCTGACCGTCCTGGATTTTTTTGGATCCTGGCTCGTCGTTAATCGTGTAATCTACCATGAGGTACTTCACCTTCTGAGGATTCGGGTCTGGAATACCCAAGGAACTGTGACTTACCTTTAAATTGATTGACCCCTCGTTCAAGTACGTTCGTACAGCACTTGTCACATCCGTAAAATTCCTATCAAATCCATACCGTGCTTTTTTGATCTGTAATCCTGAAGCCAGACGAGCAGGAGGAGCGTCAATGTCCATTGAATCGCCGTCTACCGCTGTAGCCGTATTGCTCGCTCCGTTATTAATAGAGTATGTCACCGTAAGAGTTTTTAGCTGCCCTGGGGCCGGATCTGCAACATTTAAGGCTGATGGCGTAACTACGAAATTTAGGCGCCCGTCTTTTAACTGGGCTGAAACAGCTTTTGTTACATCTAAAGTTTTGGTACCAACTCCGTACTTTGCCGACTGAATTTTGACTCCGGTCGCCATTCTCTTACTTATTATACAACAAGGACTTACGAGCTGAAAACAACGTTGGCAATTCCACTCATCACTCGGAGATAATTGTACGATTCAACGTACGCTGTAATAGTGTAATTATACTGTAATGTCTTGACTGCATTTGCGACCTGAGTGTTTGGAACAATTGATATTACGTCTAAAGGCGAGTACAGCAGTTGCCCATTTGGACCAGTAGCTCCTGGATTCACGATTGTCGGATTAGGAAGATTCAATGTCGATTTTAGAACGCATACTGGCCCAGGCGGACTATTATTGGTTGATGATGCAACTAACGGAGGCTGGACATACGTATTTCGCAATAGAGTTTTGTTAAACATTGATCCGTTAATGTGTCCGCTTGGCTGAGTACTGTATGGCTCAAGCGAGAATGAGTACGTGTACACTCCTGGAATATCCGTAGATGTCCGACCTTTCTGATGACGGTAATTCTCCAGCTGCGAGAAGAAATATGTTTGTTTGTATGAGAACCGCTCCCTCCCGTCCAAAATAATAGACGATTCAAGAAGGATGTCGCGCTGTGATACTGCGGTGCTCAGATCGTTTCCAGTCGTGTACGACAGAGCCATTCCTGTCGTTCCTGATGTATCAATTGGAGGCTTGTAAGGATCCACCCAGTTAGTGTAATTGTCTACATCGTTGGCCAGTATACGGTCTGAACGCTGCGCAACCCATACTACCTGAGTACACAGATTCTTCATGAGTAAAGCAAGATCGTTACTAGATCCATACTGACCATTAGCCGAAACCATATCAATCTGCTTGATAATGAAAGAGTGTTCGGTCTGATTAATGTGGGCTAACTCAGCATCATTTAGGAAAATATAATTCGCTTCAATGAACGGATTGAGGTTCCAGTACATAAGTGTAGGATTCGAAGGCGCTGGGGGGATAGCGTATGTTGGCGGCGACAGGAAATTATTCATCGTCATCAGTGAATCGCTTGAATCAGGAGCAATACGCTTCCCAAAATTCGGGTTTACCTGACCATTAATTCTTTCACGGATATCGCGGATCGTGAATAGTTCGTACATGTTCGCAAGTTCAACGACAATTTCAACAATGGAGTTCTGGAGTGCTCCTAGAGGCAGAGCCGCACCTACATTCTCACAGAACCAAAAATGGAGAGGAACGTTCAGGACGCGGCCGTAAATTGACGGCTCGGCTGAGTCTGCCATGGTTGATATTGAATGAGGATACTGGTTCATACGATCGTATGCATTCGCCGGATCATACATTTCTGGCAAGTTACCTACCATCTGGCTTACCATCGCCTTCTTGTTAGCATCAAAATTTAGATCAGCGTACAATTTCATCCATTCACCGGTATGGCGCACAATCTCTTGGCCGTTAATTAGGATAGAAGCATGGTTGATCATATTGTATCCAATATTTCGAATCCACTGGAACTCGTATCCAATAGCCTGAGAATTTGAATTTAAATTTGCGTTAGCACCCTGTGTAACAGGATAGACTGGAGAATAAATGTTTGGAAGAGTCATCACGACATAACAATCATTGACTAATTGAGCGATTTGGTCAACCGTTGCTCTGAGAGTCAATGATCCCGATGCAGGAATTCTTAAATTTGTGGTCTTGAACACTAACTCAAACTGTTCCATTGCAAAATCTGTGTGGCGCTTATACACCGACCTAAAATGAGTGAACGATGGGTTCCCACATACTAGTTGATCTTGTGCACCTCTATTGACGAGCTGAATTAAACCTCCAGACATCCTTACTTATTTACTGAATAGTTTTATGTCTATATACTCCGCATTTGATGCATCCGGTACGGTCTACATTCAGACTTACGGTCGTGCAATTACATAGGCGGGTGAGTTTCAGATTCTTGGCATTCGTGTTATTAGCATGTGTTGTTGACACAATGTAGTCCGCATTCTGCGACGCCTTGAAGTCTAACCACTGACCGTTCGTGCGCCGGATACGACTGCCACCTGTATGACGAGGAACCAGCATGGGAACCGAATGTGGTGTCTGTGACGTCGTAGGAATATTCACGTCAGTATTCGCTGCAATATCGGTAGCATACGTTTTAGCTCCCTTCAGACGCATTAAGCGAGTCCAGTCGGCAGCAGATAACCCGCGCGTTCCTGCTTGGTTATTTGATGAAGTCCTAGGATGGGCGACTGTCGCCATTTATACAACATGCGGGAAAAAGGTTATAGCGTTGGGTCCACTACGTGACCCTATCTGGAACAAACGCTGATTATCCTGGAATGCAGAGTAGTCAAAGATCTCGTTCGTCTTAGGGTCTAGAATCATTACCATTCCTTTCACTTTAATGATTTGGAGCTTACGTCTTTTCGGTATTAAGTTACGCCTATAAAGAGTATCCTTTTCATCATTCAAGTACGATGGACGGTAGGCAAGATCTTCCGCGGTGACCGATGTGTCGAAACGCATACATTGGATTACCGGCTGTTCTTTGGAATGTAATTTACGATGAATCTCACAATCTACTGCAGCCTGTTTGAGGATCGTGGAAATTCCTTTAATAATCTTACCTTTTTTGTACGACATATCGTACAGAACCTCGTCGGAGCTCAAGAAAGCCTCTATCGGTTCGTTTCCTTCGTACCGTTTGGTAGTAGTATCATTACGACGAATCTGGGTAATATTAGGTCCTTCCTGATCCTTGAGCTGTTTCGCTGAGAATACGGACATGTAGAGTTTCACTGTAACGTTACGTTGGTCTTCTGGCAACGATGAATGTGAGTTTACGCGGATGGCACGACCAATCACTTGCTCAATACGTGCAGGGTTCCAATAAGGTTCCATGATGTACACGTTCCGAACGTTTTTTAAGGTAATACCTTCAGCTGCTGCCTTAGTTCCCATCATAATACATAACTTGCGCTCTTTCAACGAATCTTTCAGTGACGACGGTAACTTTTCGGTTTCTCCATTAAACACTAGACGCGCCATCTCACGTTCGTCTTCATCTTCATCGCCAGTATATGAAGCGTACGCTGGTACTCCCTTCTCCATCTCGCCTTCACGCCACTGCCCTCCTTCCTTCTTCAATTTGTACGGCTGGAACCCGTTATGATTCAGAATTAATTTAAAGAGTCCAAGACCTTCTAACGACTTGTACTCGGAATACACGAACTGATTATTGAAGTCGCCATCTTTTCCTACTGTAGACTTCAGATCTTTCAGCATCTGAGCCATTTTCGGAGAGAAGTTAGGAAGCGCTTTAGGTGTTAGGAAACGTTCAGGTTCCGCATCTATTTTTTTCAAAATTTCCAGCTTATCTTCAGGAATAGGTTTGCCACGTAATGAATATTCGGTTTCGCCTTCTTCTGACATCTTATACTTGAATTCGGGAGGGACCGCAAAATTACATACTAGACGCGACGTCATACGGTAAGAACCAAGCTCGTCGTTTAGGGAAGGATTACGGTTCTTCTTAGCTTCACGATCAATTTCAATTTTGCGGGCTTCTAAGTACCGCAAGTACTGTTCGTCGGACATCTCAATTTTCTGCAGGGTCTTGTCTTCATCCAGACGCTTTGGAATCAATTTCTCGTCAGCGCCCTTGTAGTAAGACACAAGACCCTGAATACGACGCCCAAGTAACAAAGCATTCTTGATATTCAAGCCGTCTACAAACGTCTTCATAAAATCTTCATACTCGGTCGGCAAACACTCCAGGTTCTCTACACCCATCTTGTCTTCGCCCAGAAGCTCTACTCCCGCAAACTTATTTTCGAACTCGGTCTTCCATTCCGACGCCCATTTCTTGATATCCGGTTCCTGCTTGAATTCTTTAGAATACTTCACGGCAATCCGATCTCCCTTATCGTTGTACACGCTCTCGAAATAAGGAGGGTTGCGGGTAAGTTTCAGTTCGTGTTTTACGGAATTGTACTCTATCGTATCCACATCCTTTTGTTGCCTGAAAAAGGCAGTCATCAGTGCTTCGTCCCATGTCATTGCAGACTTGGTGGGAACCGTGACTCGCTCAATAGGTCCGCGCAAAAGATTCATTAGAAACGCAATTTCCTGGGGACGGTTGATTGTGGGAGTACCAGACAAAGCCACGACCTTACAGTTCTGGGCTTTATAAATCATATCGTACAACTTACGTTTCAGCTCGCTTTCGTTGATCACCGCACCAATTAAGTTATGGGCTTCTTCAACGATCACAACTGAGTCATCGAACATGTGGGGAGAATGAAGAATACGATCAACATTAGATTCCAGAATGCCGTTATAGTTAATGAACGTGAACCTCGAATTTATTAGATCATCAATTTGGGCATCAATGCCTTTCTGCTGGTCTAGCGACAGCGTCCGGAAATTCGGGGCTGCACCCTGAACGGTCATAAAGTACCGTCCATTTTTGTCCAAGTACTCTTCAGAAATACCCATGGATTTCGCAGTATCCCGATCCTCTTCTGTCCGAACCTTCTTCTCCTCCCAATGGCTGTCTTTCTTGTACACCGGATCGCCACACGACCGGATCTCGCCAATAAAGTTCGCTTTGAGTGATGCTGGAAGTAAGACAAACACTTTCTTATTGGTCATCAAGGACTCGGCGACCGCGATAGCCGAACACGTCTTTCCTGAACCGAGGCCGTGGTATACAAGTAGACCCCGGTACGGAGTTTCAATTAAGAGGTAGTCCCTGACAAGTTTCTGGTAAGGGTACAGTTCTCCAGGCTTACCGTCTGTTCCTTCCATGTCTTTCTGACGGTACTTCAAAAAGATTCGGGTTATGGAATCTACGAACGCCTTGCGATTAGGCAAAACGTAGGACATTCTCACTTAATTTTACAACCGAAATGATAATGGAAGAGGTTGTCCGCAAGAATCCCAAATTATGGACTGTCGCAATTTACCTTTTCTACGTCGCAGGGTTTCTCTATGTAAAGCCAGCTGTGGCTTTTGATAGACAAGGAAATATCCGTCCCTTTGGAGTTGGAAAGAAGGAGTCTACAGTGTTTCCAGTCTGGATATGGATACTGGGTTTGGCGGTCGCTGCATACTTGACCGTGGTTTATATTCTGGACTTTGATTTCTAAGCAGATTTAGGAGGAGTTGCAGCATTCTTAGCCTCCTTTTGCTGTTTCTTGCTCAGTTTATCCATCAGTTTGGACTTGAAACTTGCCATTTCGTCAGCTGATGCGACACATGTTTTCGTGGACGCGTCATTGAATGCCCATACGATCATGGGCCATAAGAAAATAAGAAGAATGTGTCCCAGTGCTACCCGAGTATTCATAGGTTCTTCAATCCCGAAACTTGTATAAAAATCAACAAACGGACGACGCAGGAACTCAAAGTACGAAGATAAAAAGAAGGCTAGCGACGGAACTGCCGCAGCAATCGCTCCAGACTTGAACGATGCTGCTGTATCTATCTTTTCACACGTAGCGTACGTACTCGCCATAAGAATCGCAGAAGTTCCTACAGTAAACCCTCCAAACACTCCGGCTGCTGAAAGAATGGTGTTCATTGTTATTACTATTACAGACTTTGATGTGTGGCAATCAGACGTTCAACTTGCCCCATAAGAGTCAGACGTTCAGTATAATGCGGTCGGATCACAGATTTGCATTCTGATAACGATTTCCAATCAACTTCCGAAATCTCTTTGCTCTGCATGAATGTGAGTTTCTGCTTCAAGTTCACGATCTTGGAATCTTTCAACATAGCCACAAAGTAGATGTGGCGGTACATGATATTGTTGGTACCTTTAAAGGTTTCTGTGAACTTCAAGGTTTCATGTAAAGTATACGCTTCAGGAGGAATGTTTGTTTCTTCGAAGAACTCGCGTACAGCGCAGGTAGAATCAGATTCTCCTCTGGCTCTCCTGCCTTTTGGGAACCCCCATTCTGGCTCAGAATACTTTGATCGGTTACGTGTAGTGAGATCAACCCTGTCTAGTTGGTAGTATTTAGATTTCGAAATCTCGTACTCTGCCGAATGCGTATCGCGTCCCTGTCCCCACAGTTTGGTCCACAAGGTATCAAACTCTTCGGCTACAATCAGTTTCTGTTCAGGCAAGGTCATATTTCCAATGAGGCGTTCAAGGTACTCCGTATCTCCCAACTCGTACTTTCCTCGAATAAATTCCATGTATGCCATAGAATCTTTGCGTTTCACCATCAGAACTCCTACGGTTCGAGGATCCACTGGTAATTTTAGGGGATCATAAGCTCCTCGCAAGAGCAGGATCCCGCACGATATAATTGGGTCTTTACATGTTCGAAACACGTGACCTTTTTCACCACAATTGTTGCAGTACATTTCCTTCACCGACATTTCACTGTCATATCGTCCGTTTTTACTTCCGGCTTTCTAACAAATGGGTGGAAGCTCAAGTAAACCGGCACCGATAGCTCCAATTGCTGTGCCTACGCTACGACCCGATCTATCCCAAGCACAGAGCGTTACATATGCTCCAGGTTACCTTGAGAGCTTAGCGAAACAGAACGAGGAAGCTCAAGCTGCTGCGTCTAAAATTGCAGCAGACGCCCAAGCTGCTGCTGCAGCGGCTGCATCTTCGTTAACTAAGTGGAAGTGGGGAGTCGGTATTGTCGGAGGTATTTTAGGTCTTGGTCTGGCTATTCTTGTCGTGATTGTAATATACGACTTAGCTGCCAGACAGTTTGGATGGCAGACTATTGGGATGCCCGGCGTTGCCAAGTTCACAAATTACCGTGAAGGATTGGAGAATATTGATGTAGCATCTAGTACAGCACCATACTCGTCAAGTACGTCACCTTCTACCGTTTCGTCAATTCCAGGTCCTACAGGACCTACTGGACCAGCAGGATCTGGAATGTACGGAACCCCGCCGGGTGTTACTGGCAGTGCCCCTCCTCCTCCCTTGTTGTATCAGTGGTATTACGGAACTGGAAACATGCCTGATGCTGTAGATGCCCAGAAGGGAACAACCGTTACGGCAGCTGGGGCTCCTTTATCGGCCGGTAATCAGGGAGCTTATGGTATGCAGTGGTGGATGTATATTAAGGACTGGAATTACGGGTACGGACACGAGAAACCTGTTCTCATTCGTCCTGATTCCACAAACCCAGCTGTAATGAACCCCAAAGTAACTCTACACCCTACCGACAACGTCCTGCGCATCGCTGTATCCATCTTTCCTTCTGATTATACTTCCGGTGTTTCAGAACCAGCTCCAGCCAATGCCCCCGAGTTAGGTGATGACGTATTTACTTGCGAAGTCCCCAATATTCCTCTCCAGTCATGGTTCTCTGTTTCCCTAACGGTGTTTGAACGCAACTTAGATGTGTATCTCAACGGTATGCTTGTCAAGTCCTGCTTCCTTTCAGGAGTACCTAAGCCCGCAGTCGGAGATATCCAGATCACTCCTAATGGCGGATTCTCAGGACAAGTGTGTGGCCTCCAGACATCTTCTAAGGTCATCAATCCTTCCGACGCTCTAGCCTTTTATGGAGCCAGCAATTCGTGCGTAACCACCAACCCCGGCGCTCCGAACGTCAGTTCTACAGTAGACACTACAGGGTACTCTGTAAAGTTCGGACTATTTGATGCTGTTGGAAAACAACTTCGGGAATATACATTCTAATCTAAAACTTTAATAATAACAATGAGTTACGTCGTTATTATACTTGTAGCCCTAGCTGTTTTAGCCACTATGTATGTAGTTTATACGGCTATTACTGCCTCTCCCGCCGCCACCGGCATTATTTCAATTGTCGGTCCGATCACCGACGGACGAAAACAGTTCGATAGTCCCACTCAAATCCCCAAATCTTTCAATCAGGAACAAGGACTCACGTTCTCGTACGCTTGCTGGGTCAAAGTGAATGATTTCTCGTACCGCTACGGTACCCCGAAAGTGATTTTTACCAAGGGACCGATTGATTTGTCGGTCATGTGTCCCGCTCTCTTTTTGGACTCTTCCTCTAATTCCCTGATTGTAAAGATTGATACCTTCGGAGGAACTGAAGTGATTCCTATCGGAAACATCCCAGCCCAGAAATGGGTGCATGTAGCCATCGGCGTATCCCAGGAATCAGTGGACATTTACATTGATGGTAACTTGTACCTCCATCACTCTCTTTCTCAAATCCCCAAACAGAACTCTGAAACTGTTCATACATCAATTGCCGGCGGTTTCGACGGATCAATTGCTGGATTAACTCACTATAATTACCTCCTAACTCCTGAATCTATTGCTCCAATTATGGCTCAGGCTCCAATAACTGCACAGGATACTACTGTTCTACCACCCTACCGCGACCAGTCGTTCTGGCTCAGTCATTTAACTGGTGGACTCTAATTTTACGTCATAGCCTGTAAACTCGCCTGTGCGGCCGCAGCTTGAGCCGACTGATCTTTCGCTTGTTTCTTCATCTGATCTACTTCCTGTTGCAACATTGTCAATTTTGAAGCCAATGCTCCTACATCGCTCAGATCGTTAAGAATATCCTCACAGAACCCAGGTATCTTGCCTTGGTCTACAGCTGCCTGATACACTGCTTGTTTTAGCGGATCCAGACTATTCTTAGACGCTTTTAGATCGTCACACTGTTTCTTTTGTCCACCAGTCAGTGGCGCAGAACCCTTAGCACCTACAGCAGCCGGGGGAGAAGCAGGTACTGGTCCTTTAACCCCATCTAAATGCTCTAAAATTATAGACTGTCGGTTCGCAATGACATAACAGATTGCAAAGATTATAAGACTCACAAGTACCCAGTACATTTGTTATTTCTGCACTTTAGTTTTCAGTTCAGCTACTGCAGACTCAAGGGCCTTAAG